GGTGGTAATATGTGGGGGAACTTTGTTCCCCATTATAAACCACCTACTAATATGATCACCATAGTGTTTACTAATTGTGTCACTTATAAATGGAGAACGAACATCGTAGATGTGAGTGATTAAATGGGGGGGAACTATCAGGTAAACTTTCTATACATGAGAACCTCATCATGTAAACGATTTATACATTACATTACTGTTTAAGATATGTCCCAATAATTACCACATATCCTTTATACAAAGGTAAAGATTACTCTTGTTTGTTATACAAAGGTAAAGATTACTCTCGTTAAGAGTATAGGATAAATTTATGAGGTGAATTCTGAAACGAAGTGGAAGACTATGAACCGAATGAATTGATCGTATAATCTTAATTAATCTAAGGTTTCCCACCATTCTGTTATTCTATCTTTGAAATGTTTTTTTACATTTGAAAACTCTTCATCATACCACGACCCTTTTATTGTTGGATACATTAAATGTGATACTGAATCTAATAATAATTCCACAACTTCCTTTGTAAAAAAATGTAATTTGTAATCGTCATTTAATATAGGTCGATATCTATAATATTTTTTTGTTGCTAGTTTTAATGCGTGACCAAAAGACTCCTCTAACTTATCCATAGGAACTCTTCTAAGGAACCTTGGACTAAGTCCCGACTCTTCCCTTAATATTCTTCTTATGTTCTCTTGTAGGTTCATCTATTTAAATAATCATTAATTATTACTTGTATTTCAGGATCACTTCCTTTGTATATTATATCAACAAGATACCTATGAAGTGGATGAATTCTATTGGTTAATACTCTTTCCTCAAACTCACCACCTTTACTTGTTCCAGTATCGTTAGGGTCTAAACCATAATAATTAAATGGTTCTACTTCATACTTTGTTTCTAATCTTGATTTATCAAGAACAAATACCATGTCATCATTTGAAATACTTTCACCTGACCCTTTACCTATTGATTGATCGGGCTTCCAATTTTTTTCTCTTGTGAGTGATATCGCACTTTGTTTTTCTGTGTCAGCCAATCTTTTATCTATATTAAGATATTCATCAGAAGGTTTGGTTCCGATAAGAGAATCCGAATTTATTATTTTAATTCCAGTTTCAGTTGAGGTTTTATGATATAATGGTGTTCCTTGTATATCTTCTAACTTTTCAGATATAACCCCCATCATTGATCTAATCCTTTGTATGTTTTCTTGTAGGTTCATATTAATAAATATACTTATATATCAATTAACCCCATACTCTTTTATACGATCCTTATTTAATTTACATAATACCTTAAACACATATGGAAACATATTTTCCATATCATCTTTTATATCACTTAACTTCATTGGGGTTTTATTATCAGATTTATAATATTCACAATAATCTTCATATGTTTTAACATATATTGTAATGAGACAAATCCCGATTTGATCTTTTATGCTTACATTAATATCACCATATGGTAATAAATTTATCACCTTGAAGTATTTTTCCACAATATGTTCTAATTTACTTTGCATAATGTAACGATATAAATGATATTGGAATATTAATTTCTTTAACCCTAATAACATATAATGATTTTGGAAGATATGATTTTAAAGTTTTCATTATTTCCATTACTAAATTATGATTACGATATGCCATAACTTTATATCTCTCCTCACAATTACGATAGTCTCTTATAACATTAACCTCGTAGATATTGTTCACATAATTTACCTCGCAGGCGTTTTTAATCCCATCGAGCAGTGTTTCTATATATTCAGTTAGGTCTTTCATTACCGCTAATATACAAAAAATCCCCCATCTTTACAAGTGGAGGATTAAATTATTTGTTCTTTCATATAAACATTATATTAGTGGCCTTACAACCAAACTTTTCATTTATTAAAGCTAGTAACTCAATTTTCCAATTACCTTTACGTCCCAAGTAATCCTCAATTTCTTCGGCAAACACTTCGTAAAATATTATAAAATTAAAGTTTGGGTTTTTAACATCAGGCATTTCATAACATACTTCAGGTAACTCACCCATTACTTCTTTAAAGTATTTACCATTATCGTCATAGTTATTACCATCAACCAATTTGAATAAATAATCATCATAATTATTTTTTGGAAGAACAAACCCAACAGCATATGGGTCACAACAAACACCCATTCCACAATTATATTGAGCCCAATCATAATAGATATCATCAAATCCATCAAACAACATATTAAGTAAATTGTTTAGAATGGGTTTAATGTTGGTTTCTTCCCTTAATATTCTTCTTATGGATTCTTTTAAGTTTTTTGGTTTTAATTTTTTAACTATTCTATCTATTTTTGGATCTATATCATTTATAATATCATTCACAACATTAAATGCTTCTCTTGCGGCTAGTTTTCCACTGTCTTTGTTTTCATAATTAAACACAACATTATACACTCCTTTTTGTCCTTTAACTCCTCTTGTTCTTCCCCATCCTGTATTCATTCCGGCAAGTGTTTGTAATTCCAATGCCACATGTTCTATAATGTGTCCCATCCATGTTCCATCTTTAATTCTTTTAAGAAACCCTCCTGGTTTTCCTTCAGAACATCTGTGACTTTTTAATGATGGTAAATATTCTTTTATTCTTTCGTAAAATCCTTCTATTTTATCTGATGGTTTTTCTTCAAATTCACCCAAATCTAAAATCATATGAATAAGCTTATCTTTGGACTCACTCCATTTGTTTTTTCCATTGATAACATTGATTGATTTTATTTTCATATTATTTATCTAATACTTTGTATGTTTTCCTGTAGGTTCATCTATATATTATTTTTAACCATATTATAAAAGAACTCACTGATCTTATCAGGAGTTGTTATGTTCTGTTGTTTTAATTGTGATCTGTAAAACCCTACCATTGCAACTATTTGTGAGATAGGAACATTTTTATATAATGAAGGAGGAATAAACCCTTTATCTAACAATCCTTGTTTTTGAAGTTGTTTAATTTTTTTTCCTGCAAACTCATCTGCAACTTCTTCAGTATGTTTCATTAGTTTTGCTGCTTCCTCAACACTTATATCACCAAGATAACACTCATACATTATATCTTCACCATACTTTTTAAACTGATACTGATGTGCGGTCTCGTGAAATATAATAAACAATAGGTATTCTAACCTTTGGTTTAACGCAATTTTATTTATTAACACACCATCATGTAAAGCAACTCCCATAGCCGGCATCTTAAAATTGGCAAATTCTATTTTTTTGCAGTTTGATTGTGAAATAAAGTCTTTTACCTTTTCTATTAACTCATCAGACATTTCATGTCTTGATGTAATAACATCTATTAAGGCGTTAACGCCATCAGTTTCCTCCTTTAATATTCTTCTTATGTTCTCTTGTAGGTTCATATAGTATAATTATCTTTGTGTTCACTAATGTTATATTTCATATTACTTATCTATTCCAATCACCATTTTTAATTGTTTCCATCATCCAAGAAATAATAGTTAATAACTCATCATTAGTTAGGTTGTTAATAGTTGTTATGTATTGGTCGTTTTGTTCAGTATGTCCATACTCGTCTTGATCAAATTCCAATATCTCAACAGCAATTTGGTCGCTGTCTTGAACCGTTATATCGTCAACATATTTGTTATCACTTAATTGGATTTCATATCCACTAAGTGTTCCACTATTATCTCCCCATTTATTACCATGTTTTAAAACAAAATCCCTGATATATTGTTTTAATACTTCTTTAGGGTTATCCATGTTTTTTAAAACCGAACTAATTTGACTAATGTCTAATCCAGACATTTCTATAAAATTATATAACCCTTCCTTTTCTATTGTCTTTAATAAGGATTGTTTTTTATTTTCTGATTCATTTATATTACGACCAAAAAAAGTGTCGTATTTATCTTTAATCTTATTATGAAAATGATTTGAAAGGAATTTATAAATCTCATCATACGGGTAATCATTTTCTCCGTAATTAGTTAAATCATTGTAATAATTATCTATAAAATAATTTATGGCATGATCTTCAAAGGTTTCAAAATTAAAACCCACACCATTATTATATTTATCTAAATAAACATCGGTAATAATATTTAAATTCTCAAAGAACTCTTTTTCCATTAAACTCGTATCAACCCTTCTAAGAAAGAATGTAGATTCATTCATGGGTTTCCATTCGCAATTTGGTTTTGATATGGATCCAACATATATATTATCTATTGGCAAATAATCTTTAATTGTGTTTTTAACATCATTTCTTAAATTTATTGTATATTCAGCTCTTTGAAGAAAACTAGAAAATTTATCATTTAGTTCTTCCGTTCCAAATACCAAATAAATAATATAAAAATCGTCTTCGGATGTTACTCTAATTTCGCAAACACAATCTTCTTCTTCTTTAAATGGTTCTATAAGATTTTTAATTATATTAACATACTTTGGTTGTTTTTCTTCAGATTCATTTATAACATTTCCTTCATTATCGTATTTTAGTTTAATGGCATCTAAACGAAAATCTGCATCAGTGTTATACTGAATATTGTGCCAATACGGAATAAGTTTAATACCTGTATATTCATATATTTTATCTTGTATTTGTTCAGCAAAATAAGTCTCTTCATTACCAGCATATTCATCGTTATCAAAATAAACTCTTATCATTGGTTTATTTTCATATTTTTTAATATCAATAAAACTAACATCATCAAAAAACTCATGAATCATTTTTGTAACCAACTTAAGTTTTTTGTCTTCAGATTTGTCAACTGATTCCATTATTCCCCCATCTTTACCTGAACCTTCATAGATAAGTTTGATTGCCTCTTTAGGTATGTCTTGAAAGGTTACTATATGTTTTTTACTTGATTCGTAGTGTCTATCCTTATACCATTTGATTTCGGGCATCATTGTTGTATCAATTTCCCAAACATCATCATCATAAGTAGAATCAAACCACGATCTCTTATTTGTTGAGTTGGTTGCAAATATTGCAGGTTTACATTTTGTTCCATATCCTGCATATATTTTATAACATTCACCAGCACGAACTTTTAATCCTTGTTCTATAATCTTGTCTCTGAACTTAGGATTAGATTTATGTATAACAATTTCGTTTGGAATTATTTCTTTACCAGCAGGGCTATAATTTTCATTAAGTTCTTCCTCATATCTTTCAGTATCTATGTAAAAATCAGGGTCCTTTTTTAATTCTGTTCGTTTCTTGTAGTCATACCAAGGAACAACATTTAAATTGGTATAATCATTTATAGTATCACATATTTCTGAACTCTCTAACTCTTCTTGTGTATCATAGTAAACCATAATCTCATTTCTTTTGGCGATGTATTCTAAATCTATAATATTATCAAACATGGTATATATAATATCTTTAACCAACTTAAGTTTATTATTTTCAGATTTGCCAATTGATTCTCTAAGATAAATGTTTTCTTGTTCATCACATTTGGGCGTTGTTTCCATAGTAACGCCAACTGGAATATTAATGTAATCGTAAATAGTATTCCAAATTTCATCTAAAACATCACTATACATTTTTTGAATTCCTTGTGTGGTAGGCCAAAGTTTTGTTCCATACCCACCAATAAAAGTAACATTAACTACAGGTTCATTAAAAACCTCATCATTTTTTACATCATAACCACAAATGATATGTTTATATTCAGGAAAAATAATGTTGTCCATAATTTTTTCTATGATCTTGTTTCTTTTCTCATCACTTTTATCTATACTTTCGTTCATAAACTCAACCTCATCCTCACAATTATCAACATGCCATGGTGAAAATACATAAGGTCTGAGACCCATAGCTTTTATTGATTCTTCCACAAAATTTAATTCATTAACAATTTCGTCATGATCAAAATGTCTTTTTATTGACTTGGATCTGATTTCATAATCCTTATCAACAGGATTATATTCTACCCATATATCACAAAGTCCTTCCCAACTAATTTGAGATAACAATATCTTAATTGTTCTTAAATTTTTTTGAATTTCTTTAGTGTTATCTACCTCCTCTTTAATAATATTATCATATCCTAACGTTTCTACTATTTCCCGAATATCAGACAGATCATAACTGCGACTTAAATCGGTTGTATTTTTTTGTGCAGTTTTCCCATTTATTTCCCCTAACTGAACATAGGTTTTATGCATTCTAGGTTCATCACTATTAAGTTTAAGAACTCTTACCGAACTTTCATCATTAAAAGAATCATATAAAAAATCTTTAAATTTATAATTCTCATCTTTAGTTAATTTATTTTCATTATAAATAATATTAACTATTGGCCAACTATTAGTCATCCATATATTCCACCCTGCACCAATAATTTTAAATGGCAAATCAATTGATGGATCGTCTCCATCCGTTGTCCAAGACACTTTAACTAACCCTTTTTGGTTTTCAATTCTTTCAACCATTTCGGGGTTATCTTTTAGTATCTTCTTTAGGTTGTCTAATCCCCCAACTAATTCAGCAATAGAATACAACCCCTCATCTTCAATTTGTTTAATTAGTTTTGATTTGGTGTCACGAGTTTCCTCTTTTAAGATATGTCTAATTAAATCTTTATTCACCATCATCATATTCTTCTTGCGTAAAATGGTATTTCATCTTCATTGTATAATCACCTTCAGCACTCCATTCACAACCAATAAACCAACACATCAAGTTATTATATTTACCTTTCTTTTTCCCAAAAGAACCGTTACTTGTAAATGAATAATTAAGTAAAACTGTGTCCAATTCTTTATCAACTAATTTCAGTTGGTTTGTAAACGAAAAAAGGTCAGGATCATCACACCAAGATGTTATTAACAATTCACCATCAATGCTGTTATGATTGTTATTATAATTAATACTTCCAATTTCAATTTCTGTAAAAAGATTTGAATCTACATTACTTTGGATAATATAAGGAATGGATTGGGCGGATCTAACAAACCTTTCTTTTAGGTTTTCATTTTCTTCTTCTTTTAATATGTGTCTAATTAACTCTTTCATTACATTACTTGGGATAAAAACTTTTTAATTGTTCTAATAACTTTTTGTCTATATGGATTGTTTTCATTTGAAAAATTATCAATTGGTTCTGTAACATTATTATCTTCTAACATATTTAAAATCAATCTTACTTGTCTTTTTTTATTATCAAAAGTTCCAATATTATAATAATCATCATCTACTTTGAAATGAATCCTTTTAAGTCTAATATTGTCGTCAATATTTATTTCTTTAACTTCATATCTTCGCACAAGAAAATTCATAACCTTTTGGTCAATTTCTTCTGTTTCTTCTTTCAATATGTATCTAATTAGTCCTCTCATTAAACAAAAATAAAATCATCAACTTTTAATGCTTTATAGTTAGTCCTTGAAGAACCATACGTATCCTTTTCTTCTAACTTTAATTCTTCAGGTATATATTCATACATTTCAAATACATATTCACTTAATTTTTGAGACTCTATATATGGGTCAAAATTGTCTTCATATTTAAATGGAGTAAGGACATATGCCACTTGTCTGTTTTTAATATATTCAAGGCTATACGTCATTTTAGGTTTTAAACCATAGAACTCTTTTACTTTTTCATATTCAACAACCAAATCAATATAAATGCTTGTTATATATTCATCATAATTGTCATGTAATTTCCAACCAACAACAAATGGAAATTCTTTTTTTAATCCGTTAATAACAATATCAATACCCTTATCTATTTGTTGTTTAGATACTTCTTCTTTTAATATGTGTTTAATAAGTTTTCTCATTACCATCTACTTCCTCTTACTCTATCCACTTCTGAGCTACGCAGTTTATCTGTATATAATTTTTCCAACCATTCACGTTCATCTACAATTCTTTTTTCTAACTCATCTCTTCTAAATAAAGTATTTTTGACAATAAAATCAATCATTTCATCATCTGTAACCCCTTCAGGTTTTGAAACAGGAGGAACGCAAACTTGAGACTTTTTAGGGTGTTCAGAAAAATCATCTATTGATATATCATTTCTTCCCAATGCACTTTTGATTTTTTCTAACAATGTATCTTCAAACCATTCTTCTACAATATATCTTAAATAGTTTCTTCTTACCGGTATATCAGTTTCTAAATCATCTATAATATCTTCAGGTATTGAAAATTCTCCTGATTCAAAATTTCGTTCACTTGTTTTTCTTTTGTCATCCCAAGCATCGTGATCATGGTTAAAATCTATAATAGCTTGAGCTATTTCCATACCATTATTACACCATTCAAAAGTATAGCTAAACGCATAGTCCTTTGTTTGATACATTTTAGATCCTGAAAAATAGTTATTTAACCAATTATATATTAGTTTTTCAACGTTTGGTGTTGGTTTTGGGTATTTCTTATTTACCTCCTCTTTTAATATTTTTCTAATTAGGTGTTTCATATTATTATAAATACCTTAGATAAAAAAAAATCCTCACATTTTAAGTGAAGATTGATTTAAAATGTCTTTTATTCGTTATCTTTGGCGAACTCAGTCATGTATGAATAATCTGTAGTGTGATATGTTTTATTCTCCACCGAATATATATTTAAATCTATTTCATAACCAGGATTCTTATCTATCCTATTAAATGTCCAAGCTCTGTCAAACCAAATTATCCTGTTGTTGGGATAAATAAAATAATTACCATTATCCATTTTGAATACGTGACCACATTTGTGTTCAGGTGTTTCAGAAAAACCTAAATCAAGATTGTTTCTATTTTCGTGAGACCAATCAAGTGTGAATAGATATGTTCCCACTCTTTTAACTCCAGTGATTGATATTAAATCGGCTCTTAAACCTGATAGTCTCTCCCTAACTTTTACGTCAATGTAAGGACTAAAACAATCCCAATATATATGTTCAGTTAAATCTAATACTTCCGCATCTTCTTTCCATACAAATGCGTGTATTGGTCTTCGTGTCCAATTTACTCCGTTCTCCAAGAATGCCTCAAATAAAGGTGTTCTCCCTTGAATCGATGCAACCGAATGAACATCACATGGTGTAAATTCACCATTTCCTTTTTTATGGTTAAATAAAAATTCGTTTCTAATTAAACAGTTAATTATTGGTAGGTTTGCATTTAAATATGACATATTACTTTGTCTTCTTAACACAGTTAGGGTATCTCTTACCAAACATTGTCTTCATACCTTTTTGAGTATATCCTGCCCAACATTTTTCTGTAAGTTCACCTTCTTTCATTACTCTTTTAACTAATGAAATAAGTTCTGATTCTGTTAATCTTATTATTTTTTTCATATTACCTGTTGTATGGCCTAAACCTTGCTGGGTTTGCCTTTATTGCCGACTTTGGGAATCTTAACCCAACCCCCTGTTGTCTTGCGTTTTTAAGTGTTCTTGCGTATTCATCAAGTTCTTGTTCAATACCACCAATTATATTTAATGTTTTAATGTTTGTTGAACTTTTAATCATTTCAGGAGCAACTCCCTCTTTGTTTGCCTCTTCCCATCTTTTTGCACATAAACACCATTTGTCACCAGGTTCCAACATATCAAGATTGTTCCCCATTGAATTGGTAAACTCTAAAAACTCTTCTGTTACTTTTGCGCACACCGTATGACTTCCTGTGTCATTATTTCCTGTTCTACAATACCCATCCTTGTAAAACCCTGTCATTGGATTTCTTGAACATGGTTTTAATTTCTCACCATAAAGATTCTTATCTTCATTAAATTCTTCTCTTAATATTCTTCTTATAGATTCTTGTAGGTTCATAATGATAAATAGTATTCACATATACATTATTTGCCACTTACCTTTAAAATCCTCCACAAGACATGTGGAGTTCTCACAGAAGTCTCCTGAATTCATATAATCCACATCTAACTTAGGTTGGTGAATGTGTCCACATACCGCAACATCAAATCCTTTTTGTTTTGATAAACCTTTTGCGTTTTCCTCAAAATCAGACACAAAGTTGATTGCCCCCTTTACAGATTGTTTAATATCATTTGCCAATGAATGGTATGGTAAGTTAAACTTTCTTCTTATGTAGTTATAAAATGTATTTAATCTTATCACCAAATCATATGACCATCCACCAAGAACTGCCAACCATCTTACTTTCATAATAACAAAGTCCAATACGTCTCCATGAAAACAATAGTAACTTCTTCCGTCCGCTCCGATGTGTGTGTATTTTCTAACAATCTCTATGTTGTTTAATAAGAACGGAACAAATGGTTTTAAAAAGTCATCGTGATTTCCTCTAATATATACTACCTTTGTTCCATCTTCTGATCGTTTCATAAACCGTCTGAATATCTTTGAACAATCTTTTTTCCATTTACCACCACCCTTTAATGCCCATCCATCAATAATGTCACCATTTAATATTAGTGTTTCAGATTCATTCTCTTCTAAGAATCTTAATATCTTATTTGTTTGTGATTGTCTGGCGCCTAAATGTAAATCACTCATTATAATTGTTCTCCACTTTTTCATTTCCAATAACCTTTGTCGTTTGTAAAGTATTCTTTGTTATTTTTGTTGAAAAATGATGATAACATAAGTCTTAACATATACATCACACCTTTGTTTTCAAATCTTCTTGGTGGTGTATATACAATATTGTTTATTCTTCCGAATTTCTTTGGTTTAATTTGTTTTGAAAGCATATAATCTTCAGCAACTTTAATCTCTTCATCAAAACCTCCGATTGACTTAAACGTTTCTGAACGAACTAACATATATCCACCAAGGCAGAATGGTGTTGACCACTTGGAGAGTGTCTGTATTAAATCAAATACCTTATACACGTAATTATAATTCCCATTATCAGAACGAAACTTTGTTGTTACTAGATCTAAATTGTGTTTTTTTATCTTTATTACCGATCTTATTAATACCTTTGGGTCTAATAAGAATACATCAGCATCCATAAACAACACATATGGTGTTGTAACAAGTTTGAATCCGTTGTTTCTTGCTATTGCTGGAAGTCCACCATCCATTACTCGTAAGACAAACAGGTCGGTTCTATTCACATACTCTAACCTTGTAATTAGATCTAATTTTGTTATCCCATCATTTGATGCGTCACATACAACAACTTTTACGTTATGTATATCAACTTGATAGTTTAATAGGTCCAACGTTTTTAATATAATATCCTTTTCGTTTTTACAAGGTATTACAATCGTTACAAGATTTGATAACTCCATATTTTTTTTTATACTTAAAATAATCTTTACGATCTTTTAAAATTATTAAAACTAAAGACAACACTACTAATAAAATTAAAACCACAATTCTTTTTAATAATAGATAGTTATAAATTTACTTAAACATAATTTTAAAATCAAACTTAACTTTTTGGTAACATAAAAAACCACAATATGTTATTTAAGCCGTTTTCATCCCATCAGGATTTTTAATGGCCTCTATTACTTTACTTTGGTTTAATCCAGTGTCTAATCTTGATTGACAGGCAACATCAATTAATTCTTTGTCGGATTTTCCGTCTTTTACCGCGGCTTCTAATTTTCTTCCGAATTTTTGAAAGAATCCGGGACCATTCCAACTTGCGTATGACATATGCACTAATAATCCTTTATTTCCCATAATTTTTTCTTTGGTCTTAGAGTCTTTAATATAACTACTCATGTTTTTATTAAAGTATTTTTCCATAATTTCAGTTGCAAGATCTTCTAATTTTTCTTTTTTATCTCCACCTCTATATAACCATTTCCATTTTTTACAAAAGTTACCCATGTTTGTCCATTTCATGTTTTTACCTTCACCACTAGATGTGGCTCCAGCTGCGATTTTTTCATCGTCTATAATCTTAAAAAATTCTTTTCCTTTATCAGTGCTTTCAATATTACCATTATACCTATCCAAACCAAACATAGTCTCAGTTGATTTACCCATACGGCTAGTTGGGTGCGGGCAAAATGGATTCCAATATCCTCCTTCAAAATTTGCAATTACTTTTTTTGTTATTGTTTTAAAATCGGAATCTGTGGTGGTTGTATTATTACTTGTTGTGTCACCACTTGTTGTATTATTGCTTGTTGTATCACTACTTTTTGTGTTTGTTTTGTTTTTGAATAATTTTTCTTTAATTTTGGATAAAATACCTTTTATACCAAATAAATCATTTTCTGATGAGTTTGTTGTTAAAGATGTATTAGTGTTATCAACATTTAAACCATCTTTAGTTGGGTGAGGTGGATATTTATTTGGGTCTGTATATTTGAAAAAGTATTGGTGAATTTTATTACCAGATGGATTTACAAAATGGTCTTTTCCGTCAAAAGTGATTGGTGTTATGTCTTGATATCCTTTTGAACTTAATTGTTGTTTTAAAGGACCTACTTGATCTAAAGCTCGTTTTTCTGAACTACCACCAGTAGATCCTCTTGTTGAAATTCCCATGTATGCTTTACCATCAGTACTAGGACCAATAGTTGCGCTCCACGTTACCGTAGAGTTTTTAGAATCTACATTTAACTTTAAATCAGTTATGTCAGGGTTAATTCCATCATCATAAAGTTTTTTTAGTTTCTCCTCAATTTGGGTTCCAATAAGAGCCCCTTGTTTGTCAGATTTTCGTCTTTCAAACGCATGAAGTAAATCAGCATCTCCTGGTATTGGTGATTTCCAAGTAGCCCCAAATGTTTCTTCTTTTATTAACATTTTTTTTATATTTTTGTAATTAATCTGATTTGGAATTAAATCTTTTTTTCTAATTAAGTTGTAATTTTCATTAACATTATTAGTTTCTTTAATTTTTTCTTTAAGAATTCTTGCAAATTCATTTTGTATCATTTTAGTAAATTTAACATATGGAGAGTCATCAGATTCAGAATTATATTTATATTTACCTTCAGGTGGTCGTTTAGATCTACCTAAATAAGACAATCCTGAAATATTGGTAATACATTTATGTCCACCACTATTTGATTTAATTAAATCCCAAGCGTTTACACTAATTGAGTCCAACATTTTCATTTCGTTTTGTGTCAATTCACTAAATGGTTTTTTCATTACAACATCAATATCATTTAATATTTTTTCACCATTATCCATTCTTTTAAATTCTTTTCCATACAAAGCATTAAAGTCTTTAAATGTAAAACCAACAGATTCTTCATTAAAACTTTTTCCTGATTCAGATATCCATTTAATTGTGGACAAAGGAATGTCTTTATTTTGTAATTGTGATTTCCACTTGTTTAAGACCTCATCTTTAATTTCACCTAAGTTCACACCTTTAAGTGCTCTTTCTTTCTTAAATGGATTACAAGACGCTTGTACCAACCCTAAGGGCCAAGCAATCACCAAGAAGTCAGCGTCAGGATTATTTCTGAATGGTGTGTATCTATCATATGATCCTGGTTTCATCATACTACCTCCACCATATTGAACTATTATCCCATCATCAACTTTAACATTCTTATTTATCTTCATTGATTGGACATACATCTCTTTATTTTTTTCTAATGTGTCCACATCAGCATATCCACTATCTTTAATTTGAGATTTAATATACATTAAAATACTTAATAGTGATGGATTTGCATTCATTACGATATTTTCTAAAAATTTTGGTTTGTTTTTAAATGCTAATAATAATTTATTGGTTACCATTCCCATAACCATTTTGTTTTTTTGTAATGATTGATCTTTATCTACCTTAAACAAATAATTCATTACCTCTTCGGGTGTTATATCGTATTGTGCGTAGTTTGCTGAATCAACAGTAGAAATTAAAGTTATATCGTCTGATGGAAAAATGTCGTTTGGTGATACGGTTTGAGATATTGTCTCAACGTTTGATCTTGACGCTTTAAAATTGGTTGATGTTCCTTGTTCTACACCAGCTTGCGTATCGTGATGGTCAGTATGTATAACAAACATTGGTTTACCGTGAGCAAAGTCAACTAACACCGGCATAACATCACCTTCGGCGTCTAATTTTTTAATTGCAAATTCCTTATCACCATATTGGATAATTTCAGAGTCAACCACTTTAATTCCATTTTGTTCTAAGTAGTTTTTCATACCTAAAGCAGTTGTCACTCCATCCAAATCCTGATGAAAATATATTTTTGCCTTAGGATATCGTTTAGATAATTCTTTTATGTTTCTAATACCAGACTCAAAAATTAATTTTTTTGATTCTTCTGTTAATATTTGTATTACAAGATCTTTCATATTATATAAATACTTTAAAAAAAATTAAATAAATAATAGTTGATTTAAAAAATATTTGTATATTTGTAACATGATAATGAAAAAAATTAATGACCGAGTTTATGAGTTCTTTGATCTTAAACCAGAAGATGAGAACATCGAAATAACTAATGTAATAACTTCTAAATCTGAAGATAATAATTATTGGTTATACGACGAATTAAAAACCGCCGATTTAGATGTTAGTTCGTGGATGAAAGATTTAGTTGACGATAATGACAATGATTATGATGATTATGAGGATGTCCAAGTAATAACAAAACCTAAATCAAAGAGAGATGAATTAGTTGATAGTTTAAACTATCTTAAATCTAAAGAATTTAAAACTAAACAAGATCGTGAGTCCATCTATACTTTAGAAGTGATTTTAAAAAATATGTAATTAATTATTATAAATTGTTAACCGCATCAGTATTTGTTTCCATGTGATTACTATTTTTTACACTTGAAACAATTTTGGATATAAAATTTTTAGCGTCATCGTTTTGAGATCCAAATGAGGTATAATAATATTTAACTTTTGAACTATTGTCTTTAACAAATTTCTTATAAAAATTACCTACTGACCCACCCATCCAAATGTCCACAAGTAAAATTTCACTAAAATCACCTGAGTTAGAATTTAGTAATTCTTTTCCAGGTTTATATCCACCAGAAAATAAATAAAGTATTTTAGAAGATGGTGTAATATTATTTTCCTTTAAAGACTCTAAAACTTTTTTATATGAATTAAGACCACTTACCTTATGGTCATTAGCAACAAATATAGTATATTTATCTTTTAATTTATTAACATAATCCCACATATATACCCCACTTTTTTTTCCACCAACATTTATTCCACCATAAACCATAAGTAATGGGGCTGTTTTATTTTTAGAAAACAATATTTCACCATAATCATTAATAGACGTTTTACCTATTAACTCGTCATTATTTAATTTATTTGTTACCTCATCACCATATGATTTGCCAAATTCTTTTTTATATGCCAATTTTGTTTTTGGTCCCATAACACCATCAATACCATCGTTATTTGGTCCAGACAATCCAATATTATAACCTTTATTAACTAAATCTGTTTGAATTTTGATTATTTCATCATTTTTTTCTTCAGATATTAATGTTTTAATATTACCTAACTTAGATTCTAACAATATTTTAAATCTATTTACATCCATTATTCTATTTTATTAATAATAAATATTGATTAATAAATTTTTACTTAAAATTACCATAAAAAATTACTATATTTGTATTGTGATTACAGAGAAACTTTCAAATATACCCCAATCTAGTGGCTGTTACCTTTTCAAAAACGAGAAGGGTCAGATTATCTATGTGGGTAAGTCAAAGTTTTTACCTAAACGAGTTAAGTCTTACTTTCAAAAAAACCACAAAGATAAAAAGACAACTTTCTTGGTAAATGAGATTCGTGATGTTGAGTTCATGACCACTGATGATGAATCTCAAGCTCTTTTGTTGGAAGACGAACTTATCAAATCACACAAACCAAAATACAACATCAAAGCAAAAGATGACAGATCTCGTCGTTGGTTTATCACTTTGAGTTCGGATGAGTTCCCAAGACTTTTAGTTTGTAACCCTTCTAACTTTACTGGTGAAGTTCTTTTGGAATCTACAAGTTCTAACTCTTGTTATGAGATCTATGAGATGGTTCATGACATTTTCAATCTTAGATCTTGTTCTTATAACTTGACTGAAGAAAATATTCAAAATGAAAAGTTCAAGACTTGTTTGGAATTTCATCTTGGTCGTTGTAATGCTCCTTGTGTTTCCTCAATTCAGAAGTTTTCTTACTTAAAGATTGTAAGTGAGATGAGAGATGTATTTTCCTTTCAGTTTGACAAGGTTCGAAATCGTTTGAGAAAGTTTATGAAGTATCATTCTGAACAAATGGAGTTTGAGATTTCTCAGAACTTAAAAAACAAAATGGATGTTGTTGATTTGTTAGAGAAAAAACTTGAGTCGTTTCGTGTTAGAAAGTATTGTGATATTTCAAGATCTTTCAAAGAACAATTTGGTTTATTGAATGTTCCAACTCTTATTGAAGCTTTTGATAACTCTCACACTGCTGGTGATTGTCAGGTGTCTGCCCTTGTTCGTTACAAGAATGGTAAGACCGATAAGTCAAACTATCGTAAGTTCAATATCAAAACTGTTGAGGGTCCTGATGACTACGCATCATTTACTGAGGTATTAAATCGTCGTTTCAAAAGACTTTTAAATGAGAAACAAGAGTTACCTTCACTTGTTGTTATTGATGGCGGTAAAGGTCAGTTGGGTGTTGCAAAAAAAGTATTTGAATCTCTTGGATTGTTATCTTCTATTGATTTGATCTCCATTTCTAAAAACGATAAACACCAATCTCAAACAATACACAAGATTGATGGGTCAAGTTTTGATATTCCAAGAAGTGAGTTTGGGTTTTTATTGGCTGAGATTCAAAATGAAGTTCACCGATTCGTGATTACTTTTCACCGACAAAAAAGATCAAAGAAAGTTATTGGATAAACTTTGTATCGTAATAAGTCGCAATATAATCCGCATTTAAAAGTGGATGTTTGGTAATTATCTCATCTATTTTTTTATAATATTCTTCTGACTCATAGTAAGTTTCTACTTTAGGTAAAAACTCATCTATATATTTGTAAATAACCTCACTCACATCAACATTTTCGCCATTTTTTGTTGCAGATATTGGAACAACCTTGTTTTGGAGATAAAATGATTCAAGATCAAAATGTTTATTGTTAAAACCAATTGAATTTATTTCAATAACATATTCTTTGCCATCACCATCTAAATTTCCTGTTGTAAATTTAATTTCTTTTACAGAGTCAAAAACTTTTTGTATTTTGTTTCTTGTTTCGTCGTTAAGATAAAATTTTGGTTGTGTGTCCTCCCATATTATATTTGGTCTTAGTTTAATACTAATATATTGGGTAAATTCTTCTAATAATTCTAATAACTCTTCATAAATTATTGCATAAAAATAACAGACATTATTTGGATTTTTTATTTTAAAGTGAATTTGATGATATGGGTTTGGATTCCAACCGGTACCCATAATAGAATTATGTGAACCATATTCACCAACCCCAACAGGAATACATTGAAGTCCGGAAATGTTTACCTCTTCACCCACAAAGTTTTTAAATAATTTTAATATTTTTTCTTTATTCATGATGTAAACATTTTATATTCCCTCATTCTTCTTGGTTCAAGACCGGGGAATTTTTTAAACAGGTTTGAACTTGTGGTTAATATTTCTTCTGCCGCTAAATATGTATTGCCCGATTTTAAAGCTTTAATAAAATCACTTTTTATAATACCAGGACCCATATTATATGCCATTGATACCATAGCATTATACATTCCTTGACTAACCTTAATTTTAATACCTTCTGTTTCCCATTTATTAAGAATTTTATTTATTATCTCTTCGGAATTACTAATATCGTCTTTAAGTAGTATCTCCGCCTGATCTTTAGTGATTTTAGTTTTACCTGGTATTATTTTATTATAATTCGGTAGGAATTCATACCCTTCATTTTCACCTCTAAATATTGCGTGACCATAACCAATAGTGTATGCCCCATCACCAAGATTATAGGCGACCAAAACAGGTTCTCCTTTTTTTGTTATGGAACCTTCTTCATATCTCATGTGTTCATATAATTCTGGACTTGATTTTCTAATTCTTAGTGAAATAATTTTTTCGATTGTTTCTTTCTCAATTTGATCAGCCTTTTTTACAACTGGTTCAACCATTTTATTTAGTTGTTTAATTGAAAGTAATCCAATAAAAGAATATATTACATATTTTAAGATTTTTTTTCTTAATTCAGGTGGAATATTTTTAATTTTATCCACAACACTTTCAACGTATTGGATCGCATCTTCTTTTGTTTTAACCCATAACTTTGATTTATCTATATCTTTTTTAACATTGGTGAAATCCCACTCCATGTCAGGTTCGGTTTTACCGTCCTCAACAATTAAAGATATTTTGAAAACCATGTCGTCCAAAATACCTTCATAAATAAGTCTATTATTGAATGATCTAAGTTGTTCTTCTGTTAATGACACTTTCATATCAATAAATATAAAAGAACTCTAAACATATTGAATCTTTGACACGCAAATGTTTTCAATTCCAAAAAACTGTAATTCGTCCTGTAGTAATTTCTCATTACTCCAATTTCTAACTCGACTGTTAATACCTCTTTTATTGTTTTTAACCCAAGATTCGGAAACCCCAAATTCATCTGTGAATTTAATTTTAACATCTAACTCATAACAGTAACGCACAATCTCTTTGCTTAAGTAATATCCTTGTTTGTATTTTCTGATGTTAGTTATTTCAATTTGAATTTTTTTGCACCAAACTTTACCATCACATTTAATTAATTTTTTCTTAAAAAGTTTTTTAACTTTTTTGATGTGATCATCCTTGATTACATGTCCTATTTTGTTTGTGTTGTTCATAGAACAAATATAAGCAAAAAAATCTTAACGACGGTGATTTTTTTTAATATTTTCTAATTTAGCCTTTTTTAATGCAACTGATAGTTGTGAGGAGATTGGGTAATTGGTGTTTTGGTTAATATGGTTATAATTGATTGTTTTTGGCTTTACCTCTGTTTTAATATTTTTTGGTTTATTTAAAAATATATCTGCAATAGATTCGTGTTTTAATTTTTTTTTCTCATAATCACTTACTTCAATCTCCAAATTAATATCATTTTGTGACTTTAAAAGTATTTTGTCTTCAACATCAACTACCTTATAATTTGATTTTAAAAATTCTTTATTTTTAATATTTTCAATTGTTTTCTTCTTACTCATGTGGTAATAATTACCCCTTAACGCAGATGACAATCCTGTTCTTGGGTGAATTGTTAGTGAGTTAGGGTGTATTCTTCTATGGAAAAGAATGTGTGATGTATGTAGAATATTTTTATTTGTCTTATAAAGTCTACCCATAAAATCTGAATCAGCGGCAACTTGCCACCCTTCAAAACCATTCATTTCAATAAACAATTCTTTTATAATACCAAACACACCTTCACCAAAAGTTGGTTTTTTTCCAACATATTCTCTAATACCGTTTTGATCTTTAAAGTCCATGTATTTTGGTTTAACAACCAAATACGTGTTTAACTTTGAATCAATTTCACTTATTAAATCAGGCATCATAACATCATCTGAGTCAAAGAAAAATAGTTTATCAAAAGAAGATAAATCAGATAAAGTATTTTTAATTAAATAAGGACCTTTGTTTTCTAAAAAAAAGAAGAACTTAAAGTTTGTTGGAAATTGATTTTCATAAACATATTTTAAGGTATCTTCACAAGAATCAATTCCAATTAAAACTTCGTATTCACCAGTGAAATTACATTTATCTATTGAGTCAAATAACTCAGGAAGAAACTCTACGTTTTTGAAAGTAGGTATGATTATACTAAGACTCAATTCAACTTTTTTTGTATTTTATTTTAACAAAAAGTTATTACAACATTAAACATAGTAAACACCGACACCAATTAAGATCCTGGTATTGCAAGTATTGGACAACAATTAGCCGGTGAAGGTGTTATAGTTGGTAGTGGTGTTAATGTTGCTGTTGGCGTAGGTGTTGGTGTTGGGTTGATGCTAATTATAATATTTGGTATAACAACTCCAGCATAGTTTGTAATTGTTATATTATTCACATAACTTAAGTTAGATACTTGTGCCGCATTTCCTGGAAGTGTAGTAGTTACAGATCCTTGTAATGTGGATGCAGGGATCGTAATACTTTCAGGGACTGTAAATATTACACCATTTGTTAAAATAATATTTACTGTGAAGTAAACTATAGTTGGAACTGGAATTCCTAAATTGTAAGAAACAGTTGTTATTACTGATATTGATCCATCAACCACATTTACATTAAAATTTGCATTTAAAGTGGCAGGTGCTGGAGATTTAGATGGGGTAACAGTTGCTGTCGGTGTAGGAGTTTGAGTTTGTGTTTGAGTAACAGTAGGTGTAAGTGTTTGTGTTGCCGTAGGCGTAATCGTATTAGTAGGTGTAACCGATGGTGTTTCTGTAAGTGTTGGTGTAATAGTTGGTGTAACCGATGGAGTTCCTGTTGGTGTTTGAGTTGGTGTCTCCGTAACTGTTGGTGTAACCGATGGAGTTCCTGTTGGTGTTTGAGTTGGTGTTTCCGTAACTGTTTGTGTTGGTGTTGTTGTATTTGTTGGAGTTACTGTCGGAGTATTTGTAGGTGTTTCAGTAACCGTAGGAGTAACAGTAGGAGTAACAGTAGGTGTTTCCGTAATTGTAGGTGTAGGTGTTGGTGAAGACGCAAAACTAGGTGTAATACTTATTGTTGGTGTAAGTGTTGGTGTATTAGTTGGTGTCTCAGTTGGCGTAATAGTAACCGTAGTTGTTGGTGTAATAGTAGGTGTGACAGATTGTGTTACAGTTGCTGTAGGTGTTGCTGTAGGTGTTTCTGTTGCGGTTGGTGTAGGAGTTTCTGTTACAGTTGCCGTAACTGTTGGGGTAGGTGTTTCTGTAAGTGTTGGCGTAAGTGTTGGCGTATTAGTTGGTGTCTCAGTTGGTGTAATAGTAACCGTAGTTGTAACTGTTGGCGTAACTGTAGGTGTAGGTGTTGGTGTTGGTGTCTCCGTAACTGTTGGCGTTACTGTTGGCGTAATTGTGGGTGTAACGGTATTTGTTGGTGTTACGGTTGGTGTTTGCGTGTTGGTTGCCGTAACCGTTGGTGTTGGTGTTGGTCCAATAATATTCATTTGGATATTATTATCGGGTCCATACCAATTATATACTCCAGTATTTAAACCCATACCGGCAATTGTTGTTCCAGTAAAAGTTATACTTGTATTAATATCATCAGTTAAAGCATTTTGATCAAAGTAAGCCCCTTGATTGTCAACTCTAAAAGGAGTGAACTGAGATCCAATATTAGCGGTTCTTGAGGTATTCCCAAAACTTGGTGGGAAAGAATTTATTTGCACTTTACAAAAACCAACACTACTAGACCCAAATTGTACCCATCTTTGTGATGAGAATATTGAATTTCCAGGTCCAAATCCAAGTCCACATGCCGTTACATATCCAGTCCCTATATTTCCAACAACTTCAACATAAACATTTCCATTAGTTTCAATAACGTTTATATTAACATTTGACGTTGGTAATGGGTTGACGATAATTGTTAGAGTCTCAACCACACCAGTAGATCCAGTCCAACTTCGTGTAATTGTTTGTGGAGACATTCCTAAACCAGCATAGGTTAAACTTGGTAATAAAAAACCCCAACTAAAATTTAAACCTGAAACATAAGACTGTGGAACGGTTAATTGCCCTATAGTCGCATCTTGTCCCACCATAAAAAACTGACCTCCTGTTGCAAATGTATTTATAGCGGTAGTATAATCTGTTGAGGAGGTTCCAAAATTTGGTATTGTCGTAAATAAATTAGGGTAAAACCTATAATTAGTGTTAGGATTATTAAGACCTATCCATGATAATCTATTTAAAGCTAAATTATTTAAAGCATTAGATCTGAATCTAAGACCTTGATTTACGTTAGCCGCATTTCCTTGTGTTTTCCCAATAAATGAGTCTAAGTTTAGCGTTCCTGATCCTTGGAATTGAAGTCCGTTAGGTTGTTGGTAAATATTGATTGTAATTGGCATAATCTATTTTTATATATAAATACAATGACCCGACAAATTGTTTTATCGGGCCATCATTTTTTTTATCTTTTAAATTAAATTATACAACAGTTAGCCGGTGAAGGTGTTACTGTTGGGAATGGTGTTAATGTCGCTGTAGGTGTTGGTGTTGGCGTAGGATTTACCGTAATATTAATATTTGGAATAACGGTTCCTGAATAATTGGTAATCACAACATTACTAATATTTGTAAGTCCTTGTGATATTTGTGCCGCATTTCCTGGAATATTAAACGATCCAAATCCTTGTGGTGTATTTGCCGGCATGTTGATTGTAAACGGAACTGTATACGTTGTTCCATTAGTATAAACCAAGTTCAGGTTGAAACTTACAATAGTTGCAAATGGAATTGTATTGTTATAATTAATTGTAACTAACATGTTAATTGAACCATCAACAATTAATGTGTTGAGTAATATTGTCACATTTGATGGTGCTGGTGAAGTTGTTGGTGTTGGTGTCAACGTCGGTGTAATTGAAATAGTCGGTGTTACAGTCGCTGTTGGTGTTGCCGTTAATGTAGGCGTTACTGATGGCGTTGTAGTTACCGTAGGTGTAAGAGTTGGTGTTGAAGTTAAAGTTGGAGTAACTGTTGACTGTGGTGTTAATGTTGGAGTTGCAGTAGGTGTGACAGTTGGTGTTACTGTTGACGTTACTGTTGGTGTATTTGTTGGTGTTTCAGTCGGTGTTACAGTTGGTGTTTGCGTGTTAGTTGCCGTAACAGTTGGCGTTACAGTAACAGTTGGCGTATTTGTTGGTGTTAATGTTGGTGTATTTGTTGGCGTTTCGGTCGGTGTTTCCGTAATTGTTGGAGTAACCGTAGGTGTTGGGGTTTCAGTAATCGTTGGTGTAACTGTTGGTGTAACTGTTGGTGTTGCCGTGTTTGTAGGTGTCGCTGTTGGTGACGCAGCAATACTTGGTGTAACACTTACGGTAACAGTTGGTGTTGGTGTTAAGGTATTTGTTGGTGTCGGTGTTGGTGAAGGAATTATTGCATCTAAATAACATAGTTGAAGACCCGTACCCCCCGAATCACCTGGTCCTGTTATAGTTAATATTGTGAAAGGAGAGGTAGGTATTATTTCAAAATAACCAGCCCCTGCAAGAAGATTACATGGCGTACTTGTCGAAATAACATTTCCAGAAACACTTAAACATCCGCTTTGACATGTGGTAATAGTTATAGGTCCACTGTCTGTTGTGAATGTAAATGAACATACCGGACTAACATTCATTCCATACATTAAAAATCTTATCCCTTGAATCTGATTTGAAAAAGTTAAAGTATAAGTAAACCCACCATTTGTTCCTAAAATAATATCACTCAACATTGTAAATGATCCTATATATTGTTGGTAATACGTATTAATAGCATTAGGACCTACTCCAATGTTTCCAGAACCTGTAGCAGTTACGTTTGTGAAGTTTCTAACAACTGTTTGATTAACTTGTGGAAGATTTTCAGGATTTGAACAACAGTTTGATGATATGTTTGGTGTGTTACTTGGAGTGTTAGTTGGTGTTGTTGTTGGTGTAGGTGATGGTGTTTTAGTTAATGTCGGCGTATTTGTAGCCGTAACTGTTGGTGTTAAAGTATTGGTAGGTGTAACAGTTGGTGTTGGTGTTTCAGTTTGAGTTGCGGTTATTGTCGGTGTAACTGTATTTGTAACTGTTGGCGTAAGAGTAAGTGTCGGTGTGACAGTTGGTGTTGCAGTATTTGTTGGCGTAATTGTTGGAGTTACAGTTGGTGTTGCGGTATTTGTTGGTGTTGCGGTATTTGTTGGTGTTACAGTTGGTGTTTTAGTAACAGTTGGTGTAACTGTTTTTGTTGGTGTAACTGTTGGTGTTGTAGTCTTAGTTGGTGTTACAGTTGGTGTAGGTGATGGTGGCGGTAAAACATTCATTTGGAATACGTTGTTGGGCGCCATCCATATGTAAGTTCCTGTAATGAAACCTAAGGTTTGAATCGTTGCTCCAGGATCATTATAAACCATTGATGTATTTATGTAACCGCTTGTCGCATTTGAACTAATTCCAAAACTAGAATTATCAATAAGAAAGTATGGTGGTTGTGATGGCTGAATATTGGCAGCAACAATGCCTTGATTGAGTGAAAAGGGTTGTGTAGGGTATGATGTTATCTGCCATGTTTGCATCTGAGCGTTATCAGGAAACATAAAAACCCTTTTATTTGGGTTTGAACCTTTTAAATAACCACCAGGATTATAAGTAAAAACACCATTAGGTACTAATCCGTTAGGGTTTATTGTTCCAACAACACTTACGTTAACAGTATTTAAAACTTGTTGTATAGTAATTATAACATTCGCGTTTTGTGGTTGTAATACCACAACCTGTACGTTGTCAGAAACACCTAACTGCGGATTTGTCCAACTATAAGTATTATTTTGTGGAACTATACCTAAACTTGTATAAGTTTGATTAGGTATAAGATATGAAAAATTAAAAGGTTGATTTGAAATGTAATTATCAGAATAAGATAGGGCGTTTGGAAAAGAATTACTATCATTCCAAGGGTTACCTATTGAGAAAAAATAATTCATAGCCCCCCCCGTTAAATTAATAACACCACTAGTACCATATATACTACTTGATAATGTACTTATTGGCACTAAATTTTGTAGTAAGTTTGAATGTAACTTTATATTACCAACGGCTCCACCAACAATTTTACTTGGGCCTCTAAAAAAAATTCCAGTTCCCATGTTTAATCCCCATGATGGTAAATTTTGAAGTGAGGTTGTATTAAGTGTTCCTGATCCTGAGAATAAAACTCCGTTAGGTTGTTGTGATATTGTTAGTTTAATTGGCATAATAATGTTTTTTATTAATAAATATTACAAAAACAAAATAAAAACTATTTTTTAAACTTTTTATTACCTTTACCCATAAGTTTTGATATTGTTGATGAGTTTAATTTTATATTAACCACCTCTTGATTGTTTTTTGCTTGTGTAATTGTTTTTGGGTTACTTTTTTGAAAAATAGAATTTATTTTATCGTAATTTATTTGTTTTTGAGTTAACTCAAGTGTTTTAAGTGTATTTTTTTTTACAAATTCTTGATCCTCAATTTTTGTTTCTACAATTTTTGTTTCTACAATTTTTGTTTCTACAAATTTTGGAGTAAATAATCCATTAACTAATCCCGTTTGAATTTTATCCGATTTTGAAGCTTCATTATAAATTGTTGTTTTTTGTGGAATATATTTCATATATCCTTCATCATGTTTTAAACAAATAATTTCTATATTATTTTCTATACAGTATTTTCCAATCCAAACATCCGCCATGTTTGGATTTTTAAAATAGTCAATAGGTATTTTCATAAGTGAGGTATGGAAACACATTACTCCAGTTCCACCAAATTGAACTTTAACGTCGTTTTTAACTTTGCTTAAACATGAATACCTTTCACTTGCGGATCTATAATAACTAGATATTGGAAATGATGGGAAATTTCTTCCGTGATAAGTTACAACTTTTTTATTGTTAAATTCTTTACATCTTTTAATTGTGTCAGAAACATAAGTTGGCGGATAAATAAGATCGTCATCTATTGAAAAGTAATACCCGTCGACTTTTACTAAGTTTAAATACTTGAATGCATCACCTATAGAATTGTCAGTAAAAAAAAGATTTATTTTTTTGTGGTAAAAAAAATCAGGAATTTCCTCCATATAATGATCATTGAGCGCAACGTTAATTTCGTCACACTGATCGATTATTGATTCTAAAGTCCTAATTAAAGATTCTGTTCTTTTATAAGATGCGACGTTTACTATTATTCTTTCACTCATTTGTTTTTAAAGATGTTACTTTTCTTTCGTGGTAATTCATTTTAGATTCGTGATCTCCGTGAATAACCAAAGATTTTTTAGTGTGATACATTCCTAAACCTAATTTGTTTAGTCTATTACTTATTTGTTGTCCAACCCCAGAACTTAAATTCGGATTTCCTTTCCATCTGTTTGGGCTAATTGGTATGATTTTAAATTCTAATGTTTCGAAAAAATTTCTTTTTGCAATAAAACATAAATCATTCCACTGTGTTTTATAGTATTCACCATAATCAATAGTTTTAAAGTCTGTCCAATTAGTTTTATTTACTCTACCGTCTGTTAAAATAGATAAACATATTTTATCTGAAAAATTAATAGATTCATAAATACGTTTTGTTTCATCAAAGAAATTTTCAACCAATGAAATATCATCAGGTAGGTATATAAAATACTCACTTGAAATGTTTTTTAAAACACTGAGTGTTGAATTGATTATGTTGTAATATTTTTGTTTACCGTTGTTTGGGTATAACGATATTTTTTTATGGTAACTTTTATTGATATCAATATTTTGATTACCCCCATCATCAAAAATTGCAACAAAAATTCTATGATTTTTTTTCTCACTTTCAATTTGATTCAGAAGTTTATTTAACATCTCAGTTCTATTATAAGTTGTGATTATAATACAAAAGTCATAAGTTTCTTTAGTCATTATTTTTCTCCTAATATTTCTTTACATTTATTCACAAATAAACTTACGTTACCAATTCTAGATTCAAATGCATGATATACTCTATTACCATAAGTAGTTCCTCTACCAAATCTTTCATTACCAACTAATAACCATTGTTTTTGTTCAACGTGTGAAGGATAGATTATATTAACAGGTAATTTCTTTTCTAAACATGTGTGTGTTAATTCGCCAGCAACATCAGATCTATCTGTTTCAATAAAAGAAGGCCTACCTATTGTGTCATATGTTTTTTTACTAAAAATTAAAAAAGCCGGACTTGCATAAACAACTTCACTTTTTTTGTAATGTCTTTGTGCAACAGAGAATAACCCTAAATTGTTTTTTGCCCACTCAATTCCTTCATCAATTATTTTGTTATCTAATGGTATTGAATCGATATCAAACAAAACAAAAATGTCCCAATTGTTCCCCAAACTTTTAATATGTTGATCAACTAAATGTCCGTGACCTGGCCAAGTAGGTGAGTTAATTTGATTTATCTTTAATCCAAAATGATCAAATACTTTTTTTTGATACTGAACTATTTGATCATCTATTTTGTTATTGTAAAATGTTACGGCAATACTCATAAATCAACTTTTACTTTTTTAACTTTATCTTCTAACTCAATGGTTTCATTTAGAGTATATTCTAATGTGTTTAATCCTTCCAAATCATAATCATATGGTGTTGTAATTCTCTCCACATTTTTTTTATATTCTGGTGTGTGTTTTGGAGCTCTTTCGTGTAGTAAATTATCATACTTACCCAATCTTCTATGAAGTGGAAATCCTTTTGATTTGACTCTAAATAGAAGATCGTTGTCTTCACCTCCCCAACCCCAAAACTCATTACTATATCCATTTATTTTAATAAAATCTTCCTTGTTAAAGTAGTTTACCCCTCCGTAATTACTATTTGCAGAAAGTCTATATCCCAAATGTTTTATTGCGTGAAATCCGTGTGTTGGTTGTTCAACATATGAATAATCGGCTTCTTCTGGCATCATGTCCGCATCGTGAAAACAAAAATAATCAGACTCATCTTTTTTCAAATCAAATCCAATATTTAAAAGTTTTGCCCTATTGAATGGTTTTTTGTTATCCTGTTCAACAATCAATATGTCATAGTTAGACACATTTATTTTTCTTTTTATAATTTTTAAAAATATTTTTAAATGTTCTTCTCTATTTCTATAAGGTATCACTATTGATAATTTTTTTTCCATACATATAATTATTCAATAAAAAATAATTACTTTTAAATTAATGTCAATAACATTTGTAATACCTTCTTTATCTCGCCCAACTTTAAATAAAACTGTAGATTCTTTGTTAAATCAAACAAATAAATCTTGGAAGTGTCTAATAATTTATGATGGTGTTGATGGTCCAAATTTTGATGACCCAAGAATTACAACACACAAAATAACTAAAACAGGAAATAATAGCAAACCAATGGGTGAGTCTGGATTAGTTAGAAATGTTGGTATAAAAAAATGTGACACAGAGTGGATTGGTTTTTTGGATGATGATGATACGGTTCATCCTGATTACGTTGAGACTCTATTTAAAAAATATTCTAAACATGATTTTGTTGTTTGGAGAATGAAAAACCCTTATGGTTTAGTAATTCCAAGATGGGGAAAAAATGAACTTGTTATTAACAATGTTGGGATTTCTTTTTGTTATAAAAACAAATTTAAAAATCTTTTGTTTGATAAAAATATAAATGGTGAAGATTTTTATTTTATTGAGAAATTATTAAATCAAACTAAAAATTATGTAATAACTGAAGAAGTTTTTTACTTTATCAGACATTAATCTTTTTTATTTCTACCCTGACAATGCGCCTTCTGACTAAATCCTTTTGGGTTATTACAATTTATTGACTTTTTATATTCTTTTGACCATTTTTCGTCAATTGGTTCTTTGGACAATTTCTTTTTCCAAAACTTGAATAGGTTTTCTTTATCGTAATCATCTTTTTTTTGATCCCAACCACAATCATGACAAAGATAAGGATGTGAATCATCATCTTCTTTTTTCCAAGAGTGTTCACACTTCTTACATTCAATTTTGTCGTTGAATATTCTATCTGCCTGTTTTTCTGTTAATAATATTTTCATTATTCGCAATCATCACTTATGTCATTATATATTTCAACCAAATAGTCGTAATATTTTTTTTGTATATATTCTTCAACCTCATCTCTAACTTCTACCATTGCTGGTGATGGTTTTACATAATCTTCATCATCTTCATCACAATAACCTTCATCACAGTAATAAAAACGAAGTGCTTGTCCCATACAAAAATCGGCATAATCTTCTTCATCATCAAGATCACAAGGGTCTTGTATCTCGGTTTGATAATCAATTATATCTCCAATCTTTTCAAGATCTACTCCTCTTCTTAATAATCTATTAGGTATCTCTTGATTCACAACTGAATTTTTTCTTTAGTTTTATTATCATAAATAGTGAAAGGTGTTGCAATTATTATCCAATCAACATATTTGTAATCTTGGTCATATGCTTTTTCACTAGCTTTGATTTGAATTGTTTTGGTTCCATAATCAGGATGTGACATAATTAAATCTGTTCCAAAGACCATATCAATTAAATCTCCATTACCACCTTCATATTCCACTTTGAATCCTTTGTTTTGTAAATGTTCTTTAACTCTTTGTTCGGCACTTTCTCCAATGGCGGAAGTTCTTTGTATATTCTTGGTATAGTTTAACAGTTCTTCCACATCTTTAAAGTATTTTGCTAATAATTTTTCCAAGTATGGTTTAATTTTTGTCAAAGCATTGTTTGGGTCATTTATAATTTCTCGAATTATGTCTTTTGATCTATCACCACCTCTATAAATAAGATCTGTAAGTAGTTCTGCTAAATCATAATAGTTCGTGTTCAACTTGTTAATTGGTTGCCAATCACCATTTAAATAAATCAATCTACCACCTCTAACTCTTTTATCAATAAAATTGTTTTTTTCTGTTTCTGATATTTTACCTAATGATTGTAATAATTCGGATCCTTCAATAAATTTAGTTTGTAAGTCCTTTGGGATTTCGGTTCCTAATTCATAAATTTTTCTATTTATTATCTTTTTTAATCCAATACCTTCGTCTTTATGAAGATTACTTTTTAATGTTCCAATTTTTTTACAAAGTAACATTTTTTGTTTGTTTCCTGCAAATCTTTCACAAAAGTTATATTCAGATTTATCATCAGACTCAATCATTAAACTTTTAATTCTTTCTATATTTTCTCTTATTAATTTATCCATTATTAAAATTTTAAGGTCATGTAATGTTCTAATTCCGTTGATTCAACATTTTGGTAATGTGTCATCGTCACTTTTTGTTCTTGGAAATTATAATTAATTGAGCCGCTAGATCCTTCATTTATTTCCCAACCACCATAATAAAGTTCAAGTAAATCGTATGATATGGTTTCTAAATTTGTATCAATCCCATCAACATCAGCATCTGTTTCTTTTTTAATTTCTGTAATTCCATTTTCAGTTTCAATTTCATTTTCAATCCAACCACTATCACCACCCCCATCATATCTTAATTTACAAAAACTACCATATTGTTTAATTAATTCATTAACAACATTTTGGTTTGTTAAAGTTTTTACTGTTCTTTCCTCACCTCTCCAACTAGCCGTTACATTTGAAAAATCCGAAAAGTTTTTTTCTATGTTACTCTCTTCAGTAATCATGTCATAATAATCATAGTTGATTATAATTTCTTTTTTTTCAGCGTTAAGTATAAAAAACAAAGTTCCGTTTTCATTATCATAGTATTCATTGTAGAAGTTACCCGTGTCAAAATTTTCTTTTATTTCTTCAAATAATTCACCTATTGATCCAGGTAAAAAATTTAACTCAGAACTTACATCTCTATTATTATAAGATGGACCATTAGGTTCATCATCTTCCCACTCACCATAATACCTATAATACCATTCAACACCATCTTCCATGTTTAATGAATTCAAGATTAGTGAAAAACTATTAAGATCCTTTTTTTGTTTTTCTGTTAGTTCCATGTAAACTTTTATTTAATAAATACTTTTAATCTTCAAACTCTAACTTTTTTGTTCTAGTTACCCATGTTGGTCTTTCACCAGATATTAATATCTTCATCCAATCTGACGCTGATGGTATGATTCCATCACAATCTTCTTTAACATGTTGTTCACCGGCATATCTTGTATAAACGGTTTTACCTTCACTATTTTTGAATTCAGATCCAAACCTTTGTTCCATTTCAAATATCCCTTCCGAATGGTGTCTGAACGCTCTATGTAATGAATGTCCATACCATCCTTTGGTTTCGTCTAACCAGTTATGAATATGGATATAATCTTCCCACTTTCCACCAAATTTTTTGGCAGAACTTTTTGCATGTAAAATTGGATGCGCCATACTATTGTTTAATTGATAATTTTTTATTGTATTATTACTAAAAATAAACTATTTATTTTAAAAAAGAAATTAATAATGGATCCAAATAAAATTCTTTTACTTTTAAAATTTACTAAGCAACTTCACAAGGCGTTAAAAGACTATAACAACTCTGACACATTTGAAACTGTTAATCAAATTAAAACGGGAATAAATACTGACGATTTTTTAAGACCATATTTTTCTAAATTAAATGATTCTGAAAAGTTGTATTTGTTTTTTTCAATATTTTATTATCACAGAACAAATGATGCTGTTAAATCTTTAGAATATGTTTTAAAAAATCTAAAAGGTTATGAATTTTATGTATGTGACCAAGGCGGATATGTTAATGAGGAGTGTCCTGATTGTAATGGTAGTGGAAGGGAAGAATGTGATAGTTGTGATGGAGATGGTAGTATAAGTTGTCGAACATGTGGTGGAAATGGTAATGAAGATTGTGGCGATTGTGGTGGTTCATCTGAAGACGAGGAAGGAAACGCTTGTGATAGTTGTGATGGCGATGGTACTGAAGATTGTTCTGAATGTAATGGTAGTGGTAATGAAATGTGTAATCAGTGTGATGGCGACGGATATTACGATTGTGTTTACTGCAATGGTAATGGAGAAATTGAAACTGATGTTATGGAGTATGAGGAAAATAAACATAACATATATACCACAAACAAATTTGATAAACTAATTTCTAATTCTCCTTTTGAATTGTCCAAATATGAATCAGTTGTTTTAAAACAACCCTTTTTTATAGAATCAGATTATGTTGCAACTAATACTATAGAAGATATATTTTATGACTGGGGAATAGATGTAGAATTGGACAAGTTTAAAAATGGTTTTGTCATCTACGATCATGAATTATCATTGTAAGAATTTCAACTTATACATAGTTGAATAAATCAACTCCTGAACAGTATCAATTTGATTTTGAATATAACTATCATCACAACAATCTCTTTTTTCTTCAATCATATTCAATAAACTTGTAAAGTATTTTAATACTTGGTTTTTGTTTTTATAAGATTGATTCTTAAATGATTTGTAATTAGTTAAAAGACCGTATTTACCTTGATAAGATTCAATAATACCGTCAATAAGTTCGTCTATTTCACTATAATAACCATTAAGGGCCATGTGTTCTGCAAATGACTTTGTTCCTAAATGAAAAATGTGAGCTTGTTTTTGAGAGTGTAATATTTGACAAGCCATATCACAGAAATCTTCGTTATGATTGGAAGATTCAGTATCTTCTTCTTCTTCTTCGTTGTCGTCATCCTCTTCATTATCGTCCTCATCATCATTATCGTCCTCATCATCATCTTGTTCCCAAAGATTTCTTTTTTTTAATTCTTCTTTTAATTTTTCGGTAAGATTAAAATTGCCCATAATTTATAGTTTTATTATTATAAATATACCATAACTAACATTAACTCAATAATTGTTAATTTGTTGTTGTATTCTTTGTTTTATATCCTCATTTAGAATTGTTTCGTTAATTAGTATTTGTTCTAACAAGTCTTTAATTTCTAATTTAGATTTTTCTTTTGATTTGTATCTATTCAATAACTCGACATTATATAAATGATATGAAACCTCATCAACTTTTTTTAGTTTTAAAAAGTATTTTTCAACCCTTTGGTCTAATTTTCTTTTTCGTTCTAAATTTGTGATCGTTGGTAATGCTTTATGTAATTCATCTATCCTACCTTTGAGGTATTGAATTTCTCCGTATTTTGTAATTTCTTGGTCTGTCATTTTATTATTTTTATATCTAAATAAAATTGGTAAAATGGTATTACCCCCATAATATACAAATAACCATTTTCGTATGAAATAACCAATCCTAATCCTAAACCAGGAAAAAAGTTACCAATAAAATTTATTCTGTTTTCTTTCATTTTTTTAATTTTAATAAAATATATTTTAATAATTTGTATTTTAATTTGTAAAACATTTTAATCTATTTTAATCCATTTATTGTCGTGATTATATTTAAAAGACCCAATGTGTTCACGATTCCATTCATTTGGTCCTATTAAAGATAGAAAAATTTTTTTGTTTAATCCATAGTAAAGATGATATATTTTTCCAATCACAGGTTCAAAACTAAACTTTGCCTTATAAACCAAGTCATTCCACTTGTATTCGTCAATTAGTTTTTGATATTCATTCTTTAATTCCTCAACTTTATCTTGGAATTGTTGGTTAACGTGAATCACTCTTGGTTGTTTCCAACTTTCCATATTAGGAACATGTATTGCAGGTGCCCCAATGTTACTCCCATAAGTTAGAAGAGATGCGTTTTCAACATAACTATCAGGTTTTTTATTTGACATTAATTTATAATTTATTAATACCTAAAAAGTATAAATAATTTAAATTATTAAATCAACTATGGTTTTGATTATTAAAACCAATTCTTTGGATTCCATTTTGATTTTTTAGCGTCTTCTGCGGCTCTATTTAACGCATCTTGAGCGTCTCTTGCCTGTCTATCAAGTTCATCTTGTGCCGCTCTCGCTTGTCTATTAAGTTCATCTTGTGCCGCTCTCGATTGTCTGTCAAGTTCTTCTTGTGCTGCTCTTGCTTGTCTGTCAAGTTCTTCCTGTGCGATTCTTGCCAATCTATCACTTTCTTCTTTAGCAGCTTTGGATTGTCTGTCAAGTTCTTCTTGAGCTTCTCTCGCCTTTCTTTCAGTTTCTTCTTGGGCTATTTTTGCAAGTCGTTCAGATTCTCTTTGTGTTGATTCAGCCAATTCTTTCGCTTCTGCCGCAGCACGTTCTGATTGTTCAGCCGCCAGTCTTGCGTCTTCAGCGATTTGATTCGTATCAACACTAACGCTTAGATCAACATCAACACCAAGTAAAACTGCCACTTCACCACTAACTCCGACAGTTGCGACACCATCTACATAAGTAGCTTCACCACCACCACCAACACCAACTTGTTCTCCAACTGATACACCGGCACCTGCAGTTACTGAACCTTCTCTTAAATCTAAAGTTCCTTCACCATCGACACCAACTGAACTTCCTGCCGATACACTTCCATTTGCAACCACTCCTTCATCACCTGCCCTTACTTCTAAACTTGCCTCATTTCCTGTTTTAGCGTAAGCGTCTACAGTACCATTAACTCCGAATCCTTCTGCGTTAGCCTGACCTTCTACTGTTACATGAACTTCAGTTGTATCTGAATAACTGGCTTCAACATAAACGTTATTACCATCTAATCCACCATCTACTGATGCCTCTGTTCCAGTTTTAGCGGACGCTTCAATACCAATTGAGGCATTTTCATCTCCTGTTTCTATTCCTGCGGATGCAGTAGTTGTATTATCAAATGATGCACCACCTGAGGTTTCATCTGAATGTGTTTCGGCTGTTTGATTTTGTTTCATACGTGCGTGTTTTTTTGTTTTCATTTCTTTTTTATGGGTTTTTTAATTGTTTTTTTCTTTTTTACTGGAGTAATAACAATTGGCTTATCAAATCTGATTAAAATAACAAATCCCAATAGTAATAGAACCAAAAAGTATATATAAATGTTTAATTCAAGTATAGCTCGTTGAAGTTTGTTATTTGATTTTTCATATGTCACATCTCTTAGATGTTCTATACTAGAAATAATTCTAGTTTTATACGACAAATATTGATCAGTAAAAAATGCCGTGTCATTCATTGCTTTAAATGCCGGAGCCTCTATTACTGACGCTAATTCATTACTCAAACTTAAACCTTCATTGTAATATACCATACCTTCAGGTATAATATCAAATTTTAGTTGTTTTCTTCTTTCTAAATGGGAATTAAACTCATTAATGAATTTTTCTTTACCAGTGGCCGTATATGCTATTGCCAAATAGGTTAAACTATCCGTAGATGTTCTTAAATAATATGCGGTTCGTTTACCTAAATCTAGCTCTACATGAGCGTCTTCAATATCTTTTATTGCGGACATTGATAATAAGGCCGCTATAGCAACTGGTATTGATATGAGCCAAATTTTACTTTTTATTTTTTCTAAAATCATTCAACTGGTTTTTTAATAACTTTCTTTTTAATTGGTGTTTTTTTAATTGGTTTTTTTTTAACAGGTGTTTTCTCTTCAGGTTGAGGTGCAACTTGGTTTAAAAATTTATTACTTAATATCTCTACTAATTTTAATCCTAAAAACCCAACAATAAAGGCTAAACCATTTTGTAATTTAGCTTCTTTTAAGTTAAGTAAGTCTGTCATTATTGGAGTAAGATAATTAGCTGCCGCCATACCACCAAAAATAGACAATATAGTAGATTTAATACTCGTTTGAGTGTTTTTAGATGCCATTAATATAGCTCCAAATAACCCACTAATTAAAAAACTTATGGTTATACCGATTTCTTTCATATTTTTATATTACCAAGTTTTTATGGTGTATGTAACTGAGATTCCAAATCTTAAATCAGGTTGGTTTCCATTTATGTAATAGTTAGCACCTGCCCAAGTTCCAAAAGACCACTTTTTGATATTGTAGTTAAGATTTAAAGATGACCAACCATTGGATTGGTATATAGCTCCCTTTGGTTTAATATTTGACACATTAATATAACCGGCACTTGTGCTTAGAGCCCAATGTTTTATTGGTTTAGGGGCGCATTGACCATAAACTGTATAACTAAATAGGGTTAATATAATACACGCTATTATTTTTTTCATTTTACTCTTCTGTTTTATCGTTATCTTTTTTACCCCAAATTTTATCTACCGATGCCAATCCTAAACACCCAAACGCTAACATTGCCACGGCATTTACTAAAGTGTCTGCAGGTTTTATATCTCCGTGAGTATAGCTGTTCGCATATAAAGTAACACATAAGGTAATACCACACAATATACCAATAAATCTTTTAGACGATGGGGATCCTTTTTCGTCCTTAAATAACCCATTTATCCAATGAAACATTTTTTTAAACATAACTTTATTTTTTTTATTTATTTATTTATTTAATATCTAAACTTTCAATTAACGTATATGTAAATGAATTACCGTGAATGTCACGAGACTTTCTACATATTTTCATAAAAGATTCAAAGTCTGCGGATTTTTTAAATACTTGACATCCTTCAGACCAATTTTCCACATATGTTGAGTCGGCACCTGCTTTATGAATGTTTATTCCAAATACCCCTTCTTGAATTAGTTTTTCGTCATATACCATATCACGGTTTGCATCTCTATAAACTTTAACCGGTTTGTTTTGTCCTAACGCTTCGTATTTTCCTCCATGTAATCTAATAATGTGAGAACCTCTATATTGTCCTTCAACAAGTCTAGCAACTCCAGCTTTATTACCAAATTGTTTAACACCCTTTGTTCCTGGATCTGTAGTTGCCAACCATTCGTGATATTGCCAAACACCTTTTTCGTCTTTATAACTTAAGGTTAATAAATCGTCAAAAACATTTGTAACTTTGTCTCCAACAGATGAGTTTCTGATTCCAACAATATTTACATCATATCCTTTATTGTTTGTGTCTTCAAACCAAACATAACCTTTAGTCTTTACGGTAGACTCAATCTTTTCTTTAGTGTATTTCATAATTTTATTTATTAATAAATATATGATAATATTTAAAATGACATTTTTTTCATAAAAGTATTTACTTTTAATTTACTATTATATTTATAATAAACTTATATATTATGTTATTAAAAAATGGATCTAAAGGAGAGGATGTAAAAAAACTCCAAACAAAATTAGGACTTACCGCTGACGGCGCATTTGGACCTGGTACGGAAAAAGTAGTAAAAGAATGGCAATCAGCTAATGGATTAACCGCAGATGGTATTGTTGGTGATGGAACATGGTCAAAAATGTTCGGAGCTACCCAAGTCATCAAAGAAGATGTTGTTATTCCTTCAGGTGGATCATTAAATATTGAAAAATTAAAGGGTCATATACCTGATGCAGTAATTGCACAGATACCTGACACTGCAAAAAAATTCAATATTACAAATAACCTACGTTTGGCTCATTTTTTAGCCCAATGTGGTCACGAATCAGGAGGTTTTAAGGCGGTTTCTGAGAATTTAAATTATTCTGCGGATGGTTTGAAGAAAATATTTGGAAAATACTTCCCTGGTAACTTAAATGAGTCATACGCAAAACAACCTGAAAAGATTGCATCCCGTGTTTATGGTGGTAGAATGGGTAATGGTGACGAAGCTTCAAAAGAAGGTTATAAATTTAGAGGTAGAGGTTTTATTCAATTAACAGGTAAGGCAAACTATACAAACTTTACAAAATTTATTGGTGAAGATTGTATTTCAAATCCTGATTTAGTTTCAACCAAATATCCTTTGGCTTCGGCAGCGTTCTTTTTTGACTCAAATAAACTTTGGTCTATATGTGATAAAGGGGCGGATGATGCTACGGTAACTGCAGTAACTAAACGAGTAAATGGCGGAACTATTGGTTTACCTGATAGAATCAAACACTTTAAAGAGTATTACAACTTACTTAAGTAAAACAGAAAACCCCGATCACTCGGGGTTTTTTTATGATATAATATTTATTTCACTTTCTGTTTCTATTACAACTCTTGCTCCACAACTGAGTAATGGTTTTTGATCTCCACTCCCACAATATATAATTCTACTTGGTCCAAGTATTTCAACCTCATTACAATATGTGTTCTTTCTACCTTGTTTTATTGTAATCACAGGTAGATCTGTTTTTTTAGTTTTATTTGACCTTATGCGATGTTGGTTCACATGGATTTTGGTTTTCACACTACTTTAAATTTTTAATTTCGTAATCACCACAAACTCTTGTTGGTGTTCCAACATTATTATTATTATACCCTGGTTTATCATTAAATAAGATACAATCATCACCCGTTTTATTATAAAAATTACACAAGTAATATTGACCCTTATGATCTGTAATTAAGTATTTGTATTTTGAAGTGCAGGATGTCATTAACACTATAAGACCTATTAATATTGTTTTTTTCATTTTATAATTTATGTGATTTTATTTCATTATTTTCTATCCATTTCCAACCTAAAAATAGTTCCATACATTTTCTGTGTAACCAATTTGGTTTTTTCTCCAAATAGATATGGAATCCTTTTCCAGTGCCCATAAAATAACTACCAACATTTTTATTTGTTATTAGTTTTTTGTATTCCAAATATGGTTTTTCTGAATTAACTACCTTATCAATTTTATTTCCAATTTTAGGAACGTCAATTTCTAAAATTTCTCTTTTTATTTTTGGTTTATAATATTTTTTCTTTGGGGTTGTTTCTTTTTTAATTTCTTGTTCTTTCATTTTTTTTATTTTTAATTTGATAATGGTGCTTTAATTTTTTCGTGTGACTGATAACCTTTTAATGTGAAATCACCTATCACATAAGATTCTATTGATGGTCTTGACCCTTCATAAGTTGGGAACTGATTTAAGGTTGGTAATGGAAACGGTTCTCTACCAATCTGTTCTTTTGCTTGTTCAATGTGGTTAAGGTAAAGGTGAGTATCACCCAAGTTTCCAATCAATTCGTCAGGAACCATATTTACTTCTTTTGCCAATATTTCTAATAACAGTCCATATGAAGCGATATTGAATGGGATTCCCAAAAAAATATCACACGATCTTTGGTTCCACATTAAAGAGATTGATCTGGTTGGGACATTAAATTGATTGATTTCAGAATGAGATAAAGTATCAGGTCCTCCACCATTATAGAGTCGATTAAACATTTCTTGACTGACTAATGATCTTCTTTCTTCTAAACTTAACTCTTTTGTATAAACTTGAAATCCATAATGGCAAGGTGGAAGAACCATTTGGTCTAATTCACCCACATTCCAAGCATTCACCATCAATCGTCTTGAGTCAGGATTTGTTTTAAGGTCGTTGATTAGATTTTGGATTTGGTCTATACCAATGAAGTATTCATTACTAATTGAGTCGTGTTTTCTTTCACCCCAACTTCTCCATTGCTTACCATACACAGGACCCATATCAAACATTGAATCGTGAAAAGAATGATTACCATCTTTTACTTTCTGTTTAACCTCTTCTATTGTATATGGTTCTGAACAAGTAGTTTTGTAATTTTTTTCCCAATCACCGTCCCATATTTTACAATTATTTTCCCATAAAAACCTAATATCTGAATCACCACGAAGGAACCATAGTAATTCTGTTGTTATTGTTTTGAACGGCATTTTCTTAGTTGTAAGTAATGGAAACCCCTCACTCATTTTATGTCTAATCTGTCTTCCAAACACTGAAAGAGTTCCAGTACCAGTACGATCTGATTTTGTAACTCCATTTTCAAGAATGTCCTGTAATAAATCAGTGTATTGTTTATCTAAATTATTCATTATTTCTCACCTATAAACTTAAGTGCCGATGTGCTTCCGGCCATGTTGAAGGTAAAAACTTCAGATGAGCAAGTTATATCATTTACCCTAATTTTTAATAAACTACATAGTTTAAAGTCGTTAAGTATAGTGCTTTCCATTAAGTTATCGACTATCCATATAATTGTTCTATCTTCAGAAACTTCCATAGGTTCAGAGTATTTCACATAAGAACCATTAACTAAAAAAGATAAGTCTACCGTTGGGTATTCATCACAAGTATATCCCCCCAACAGATAAAAAAATATTGTCCCATCCACATTTTCTAACTTTAAAACTGATCCATTATTTTCAGCAGTATAACATATCCGATAAGGTTCATCAAACCCATTATTAATATTTTTGTTCATCCATTGTGCGTTAACATTTAAGTTTAACATTAACGCGATACTAATTATTACTTTTTTCATATTTTTTATAAATTTTGTTTTATTTTTAAAATCCTCGTTGGCAATATACCATTGCATTTATTTTTTCTTGTTGTAACCATATTAGGTATCTGAATAACTTTTTCATTTGTCTTTTGTTTTTACTTAGTTTTAATTTGCGATTTATATGAAAAATTCATACTTTTTGCAATAAAAAATTATATCATTTTAATCGTTTAAATTTAAACTATAACCTTCAAGAGTCTCTCTTATTTCTTCTCTGATTTTTTCACAGATTTCCATTTCCTCACTTGATGCTTCTTCATTGGAATAAAACTTAATTCCGTGTTTGGTTGTCGCTCTTAACTTTTGATCAAGATCCCACATTGCCAATTTCCATTTATAACCATCAAGAGCTACTCTAGCATCTTGTGATTCTTCTATCGAATCAAATTCTATTGTTATTTTTCCCATAAAACAAAGTTATAAATTTTTTTATAATAAATCAAGAAACTCGTTGAATTTTACTTTAGATGGTGGTCTTCCATCAATATCACAACAGGTATTGTAATAATTTCTGATTTTGTCAATTACTTCCTCAACTTTAATTTCTTTAAGGCCATCCATTAATGTGTTGTCCCATAATTTAATTTCGTCGTCATCCATATAAAAATCACCATCCGACCCTATGTAAGGTGTTATTTTTTCACTCATGATATTTTTAATTTAATTCTGTATTTCTTTATTTTCAAATTGAGATAACAAAGAAACCACAGTTTCATCAACCAAACTAACGTTATGTAATTCTTTTGATGTTTTATAATCGGAAACATTAATTTTTGATTTTATTTTTTTTTCTCCATCTGTTATGGTAATTTTAATCTCAAAATTTTGTTCCGGTTTTGTTTTCTTATCTACCGGTGGTTTGTAACCAAATTCTTTCTCTTGTCTTATTTCGTTGAGTGTTCTTTTTTTCACGTTTTATGTTTTTAGTAATTTATTTGTTATTCAATACCGTCCTCGAATTCTTTCTCTGCAAGAATACTACCCAAAAACTGTGTTTCATTTTCTAAGAAAACTATATAATTGTTTAATAGATTAATAGAATCTTTTTTACTTTTAATTTGGGTTTCAAGAGAGTCTATTCCGTTATTTAAATTTTTGGTATAAGCATCGCAATTAGATTTTGTCTTACATGAAGTCATGATAAATAACATAACGATCACAGGTAATAATAATTTTTTCATATTTTTAATTTGTTTTTATATTTTTATTATAATCAATTTTTATTGCAATGTCAACTCAGTCATAGGCATTAACCTACTAAAACATCTATAAAAAGTCTATTTCATTGGTTATTGGATTCCAATCAATATTCCAAGGTTTGTGGGAATAAAGATATTGCTCGTTTAACGCAGACGCATTGAAGTAATGTGTGTGTCCATCATAGTAATGTCCGTGTCCGCTATGGATGTGACCACAGATATGGATTTTAGGTTTGATTTGTTTGATTTTCTCTGCAAGTAATTCACAACCCAAGTGAACATTGCGGTTACCTTCAACATCATCCAATATTCCCCAAGCCGGTCCGTGAGTAATCAAGATATCAATTCCTTCAGGAATCATATCCCATTTTGCTTTTAACTCTTCACCATTTTTTGGTAAGTTAAATGCCCAATTGTAGAACTCAGGTTGCCAAGGAGAACCCCAAATTTTAATTTCAGGTCCATCACCATCTTGGATGGTCATTAACTCATCTTGGATATACTCAATAGTTTTATATCCCGTTAAGATACCTTTTACTTTCTCAACGTTGTTTTGGAATCCCCAATCGTGGTTACCCGCAATGAATACTTTATGATCGTAAGTTGCAATTTTATCATACCAACCCGCAAACTGAGTAATCTCGTGTTCGTAACCCATAGAACTTATGTCTCCGGCGTGAATTAACAAATCGCCACCATGTAAATCGTGGTGCACGTGTTTGTGTTTTCCGTGAGTATCTGATAGGATAGTTAATTTCATAATACAAATATAATAAAATAATTTAAATTAAATTCAATTCTATTCTATATTTTTTGATTTTATCTCTAGTTTTTTGATATTCGTCTTGGTCAATAGATTTGTGACCATTAATAATTGCTCTTGTTATTATTAATTCATTTTTTAAAATAAAAGACATTTTTTCTTGATTGGTTAATTCGTAAGGAACAACTTCTGTCCTGATAAACTCTCTAATCATTCCTCTAATATTTTCAATGTGTTCTTTTGGATTTTCTTTTGATCCGTGTACCATAACAGATTTTTGGTAGATTGTTCTACTTAAATCTAATATTTTTTTATCAAACCCCATTTAATTTTTTTATTTAAGATATGTTAATATTCAGAACTTTATTTTATAAAGTTTCGTGTTCTATTTTTTTTATTTTTACAAAATAATTCTTAACCATTTGTTCTTTGGTTTTACAATACTCACCCGTTATAATAAAATCAAATAAAACTTCAATATCTTCTTTTATGAATTTTTTAACTTCAGGTTTTTGTGACCATTTTTGGGTTTCAGGACAAAAAGGATATAACTTTAAAATACCATTATCGTCGTATTTTACCATCCAATCATCATTATGTTTTATTAAATGTCCGACCATAATTTTACATATAAAGACGATATAATTTTTCGGCAATAAACTTTAACTGATTTTCAAGTTTTGCAACTTGTTTTTTTTGATCTTCATTTAGTTCAAAATTTTCGGCTTTTATATCTGAAATTTCATTTATTATCGCCCTATGATCATTCATTAATTTTCCGTGTAATATTTTCTTATCCATAATGTTTTTTTTAATCCCAATACTGAGATAATCTTTCCTCTAAAAGTCGGAAAAAAAGTTTATTTGGTTTATTATAACTATAGTAAGATACTCTTAAACATAAAGTTTTTTTATCTTTAACCCCAATATCAGTAATTGTTTATTTTTTTAAGCTGTGATCAATTAAAATAAATGGTGGATATATTCTAACTTCTGATCCATCACTGTTAAAATAATATGCGACATCTCCGTCAAAACTTATTGTGTCTGTATACCAAATGGCATCATGCATTGGGTTAGTCCCTGAGGTTGGGACATAAACCTTTCCTTTAATTTCATATTTGTATTTTTTTTCCACACAGGAAAAAACCAAAAACGATATTAGTAATATCTTAATTATTTTCATCTTTAAATCTTGTTTTATATTTTTTTTAATTATTAATATTATTTGTTTTATAAATATAACAATTTTACGGTAATTCATCAAACAAATTATCATAAGCTGGTATATCAAATCCTAATATTTCATTTTGCCAATAAGATAACTCAGGAGTATATGTGTCCCAATGTGGCACCATAGAGACTATTTTTGGTCCATTAACCGCTGTATCGTTATCAAATGTTGCTTGTTGTTCAATCTCTTTACCACTACGATATTTTTTAATCATCTTTGGTAATTTTAATGTTCCCAACTTATACATCAAATTGATATTTGCCAATTGTATTTTAGCAACATGTGAAAACTCAACTGATGGTGTTTCATTAAACTTTGCTCTTTCTTGAACATTCAATATCTCATTTTTTCTGTATTGGTATTCCACAGTAATTCTTTCATCACTATCTATTGAACCTTTACGGATTGAGAATATTAAACAATCTGGTCTTTCTGAATAACTACGAACACAATTTCGTTGATGTTGTGATTCTTTTTCATAATCCATAGTTTTACGAAGTAGAACAGGATAATAAGTTTCGTATTTGTGTTCCATAGGTGTTTCTAAACCATCTATATCACCATAGAATCTTTCAACCTCACCTTTTCTGTATGATTGTAAAAGACGACTAAGTTCCTCGTGTTCTAAATTAAAACTACTAATGTTTGTGAACTTAAATTTCACATCCTCACCAAGATTTATTAAATCTCTTTTCATATCTAAATGGTCAAGTAATATTGCCCATTTATTATGTCCGTAAAAGTATTTTATCATGTCTAGAATTCTATCCTTTTCTTTTGAAGTTAAAGGTGTTGACATTCTATTACGTTGGTATTGATTGTATTGATCATAAAAACATTCAAAAAATCTTCCCATTTTATTATCCTCTATTGGAAGACCAAATTCGTCGTTGCTGTAATACTCGTAAAAGTATTTATTTTCAATTTTATTAAATCTATCAATACCCAAAAGGTTGTAAGTCATATGCAATTTATCAAAGTCAACCCAGTCCATTTCATTAAAAATCTGTTTGACTTTGGATCCTTTTAGTTTTAGTTTATCCATTGCAGTCTCCACCAAGTTCATATCAAACTTTTTCAATTCTTTTTTAGAAAAGAATATACCTGTAAATTTTCTCCAATTGTTCGGTATTTTAATTCCATTAACCAAATAGAAAGTTAAACTATAAAAAGACTTCATACAATCCCACTGAAAGTTTTGTGGGTTTTCAATGCCCATTCTATCCCAAATCTTTTCTAAGAAAAAATAAATATACTGGTCTAATTTAACACTTTCATCAATTATAATATTTCTTAAAAGACTTTCAATTGCGTAATATGTTGGGTTTACCTTCATACTACTTCCAATAACTTTCTTTTTTTTAGTGGAGAATGTTCCTGAATAAAACATTTTCTTTTTGAAATTGAAGGTAAAGTAGTTTGTGGATTTTCTTTCTGAGAAATATTTGGAACCTACACCTCTAATTTTTCGGTGAGTCTGAAATTTGATTGATATTTTATCCTCACCCTCTTCTATGAATAATCGTTGTCTATTAAAATTAACAGTAGCACATGGATTTCCAAAATTTTTAACAAAATCTTCTTCTGTAAAACATTGGGTATCAGAAAAAAATCTGTCTCCATTTTTGGTGACATATAAATTTAGTAAATTTTTATATCCAAGACTATTTGTATCTTTTTGATATATGTCGCAAAAATTATGATATAGTTCAGTCCTATAACTTTTTTTCTCAACTAACTTATGAAATGTTTTACCTTCTACTTCTAACATAAAACAAAGATACAAAAAAATTATAAAATAACTAAGATTTTTTCATAATTTCATGTCTTTTTTTAAACTGTAATAAAATAAAAATTAAATCGTCAAAATTTTCAAAATCCCATTTTTCGGTTTTTAAAACTAAAAAATTTTTATTTTCACAATTTTCTGTTTTTATTTCTAATGTTTGAGATAGGTGAGTTCTATTACATCTGTTTGTTGGTTGATCCCAACTTATTGAAAATTTTTCATCACTGATATAAAAACTGTGTTCTGTTTCAATATCTTCTTTTTCTTCCGTATTTTCTATGTTACTTTCAATAATTAAATCCTCTTCAATTATTTTTTTTTTGAATTTTCTCATATTAAAAAATCATTTAAAATTATAAAGTATATTTATAAATCCCATCTTCTAGTTCGACATCTAATGTTCCACCATTTTCAATTATTTTTTCTATTTGTTCAGATGTGAATTTTATATATTCAGGTTCCATAAAAATTTTATTTGCCTGAGTTAAAGATAGTTTTGACTCAGTTAATAAATTAAAAATTGTTTCATTTTCACAATTAACAATTGATGGATATTGTCCTCCAACTGTAACAATAACTTTATCCCCCAGTTCTATTTTATCTAAAGAAATGATATATGGTTTTTCTTCTACCATAATAAGTTTAACTTTTTGTTTTTTATTTTCGTCCATATTTAAAGTCTTAAATTATTTTTATTATTCATAGTTATAATATAATCCATTAAGTTTTTAACTAAAGAATTAGCATCTAATTCGTTATATAACTCAGGATATCTATCTTTAAGAATTTTATTTTCTTCATATTCTCTACAACTTGAAAGTATGTCAGATAACATGGTTTTTAACATGTGATCTTTATTATAAGTATTATTGATTTTCTTTTCAAGGACTTCACCCTCCAATTCTTGACAATATTCTATCAATTCAATTACTTCGGGTTCATCCATTAGATGTATATTATTTTTGAATATTTGGTTTATGTTCTTCATATTAATTTTATAAATCCCAAATACTTTTTTTACCTTTCTTTGGGAACTTGAGTGATAACCACAACATAAACTTTTTAATCATTCTACTCATCTTTCAAAAACTTTAATATTTTTTCTTTAATACCACTTTGTTTGATTCCCTCACTTGCTTTTGGTGTTAGAACAAAATTAGATAGACCGGGGTTTTTATCATCATCTTTACTATGTGAAAAGTTTTTAGATAAAAACTCAATACTCATGTTGAGGTCATCAATTGCAACCCAATGCGTAACTTCGGGATGGTTCTCTAACCAGTGTCCGATCTCCATACTTCGTTCTATTTCTAAATCAGCACGAAACCTAAACGCATTCCATTCTCTTGGGAATATGTCTTTGAACATATCCGTTACTGCAATTGGTCGTTTGATGATTCCTTGACTTATGTAGTAATCGCCAAGTTCCTCAAGTGTTGCATTGTATCTCCAATCTGAACTTACAACTATTTCAGCACCGGTTTCTTCAAGTATTTCATTAAGGACCTTAATTGCCTTCTCATCAAAGTTATCAAACCTACAATCAATAGGACGATTTGTAAATTCAACATCAGGATTATCCTTATGAAAATTTGCCCATTTCTTTGCTCGTCCACCCCAATTATTGGATAAACAAATCACACCATCATTATCAAGTAGTATTATTTTCATCACTTAAAGTGTTTTCCGTGTTTACCCCAAACCCCAATACATAGGATTAAAAGAATAAACAATATGGTCATAATTAACATAACACAAAGATAAGTAAAAGAATTAAATAAAAAAAGGGAATTATATAATTCCCCTTAAATTGTAGACCTCATCCAACCAACTCATCATCCTCCTCATCTACCTCATCTGTTGTGACTCCCCTTAAATCGTAGGCCTCAGACAACCATTCCTGTGTGACTTCCTGTATTTCAGAGTAGTTAAATCCAAAAACTTTTTCTAAAAATGACCAAATTATACTATAATTGATGTAAACAAAATCAAATTCATCATCGTAAACCATTAGATTATTTCCTATTTCATATCTAAATAAAGTCAAATTAGGTTTTTCTTCACTATTAATAACATCCAAATCATTAAATAAATTAAGAAAATCTATTGGTGATTCAATTCCAACAAGTTTTTTAAGATTATCAATCCCCCCAACCAATCCGTAAACACTTTTCCAACCATCTTCTTTAATCATATCAATTAAAGATCCCTTAACAGAATTTTCTTTAATTAACTTTTGTTGACGTTCTGAAATTATTATTTTCATATATGATAAATACTTAGTTAAATAAAAAAAAGGGGGAGTAGCGAATTCCCCCCTTTAAATCGTTACCCTAACGGATAACGGCCCTAAAGCCCATCAATTAAGATGGGGTCTCTTAAAAAAAAATCCCCACATATTTCAGTGGGGATCAATTTCACCTAGGGGTGGGATTTTCAACCTGTGTCGGATTACGCCAGACACCCTACGATTGGTATTTTTTAATGATTGAACCAATAACAATCAATTGTCTTACAAAGATAATACTTTTTTACAATTCCACAACTATATCCCCACTTTTACATGAATTTTCTTTTAAATTTTCTTTTTTACTTCTTGGTCTAACACCAAAATATAAAAAGTTACCGTCATCAGAAAAAGCAGAACTAACAATTTTTAATTCATTACTATCTTTTTGTATGAGAAATTCAATAACATCAAAGTATTCCTCATCTTCATTATTAACCATTCTTTTTGTAAATATGATTCTTTTATTACAAGGATTGTGCGTTTTAAAGCTATCAATAATCTTACCAATATCTTTTTTAATTATCGGTATCAATAACTTATCACTAACACCAATCCTATAATCGTTATCTGAATTATTTTTTTCATAAAACAAATCAATATTTTCCTTATACGAATTATCCCCATGTCGATCAAACCACTGATGGTATGTGGATATTATATTATATAACATTTTATCATAGACTTCACTACCTTTTTGTTTAGGAAATTTTCTTTCCTCCAAAAGATATTCTCTGACAATTCTTTCTATTAATGTTTTCATATTCTATAAATATAAAACCCCACCTTTTTGAGATGGGGAAATTTTTATAAATTATTTTATAAATCTTAAATAATAAACTTCACCTAATAATAACATTGATATTGTCGACATTACAAACCCTAAATAATTACTAACATAAAATGTCCAGACCATTATAAATAATAATATTAAAAATAACGGTATATAATAAATTCCTTTTTTCATTTTCCAAATCCTACTTTTTTAAATTCTTTAATTGTTGGTGCTTTTTTTAATCCTTCGAGGTTATCCATCACTTCCTCAAATTCTCTTCCCATAACTATAGTTGAAATTACAACTTCTTTCAAGTGTGAAAGAGACATTCCTTCAGTTCTTTTTACCCATTCATCAATATTAACATTTTTCAAATCATCTTCTGTTAATTTGTGACGGATATAAGCGTTTCTAATCTCTTCGTTTGGAAGTTCCACTTTGTATCGTCTATCAAAACGAGATGGTCTGTTTGTGATACGGTCTTGTAGTTTCTCAGGATAGTTTGTTGTTGCAATATAAACAACGTCTTCAATTTGTTTCACACCGTCAAGAATGTTTAATAACTTACTTGTCGCATGATTATTTTCGCCGGCAATTGAATCAATATCTTCCAACAAAACAATTAAAGGTCTGTTGGTTTCAATTTTTCTAAATGTTGCAATGAAATCAATAAAGTATTCAACATCGTCATGATCTTTAATGTTTAGAATAATCCCATCATTTTCAATTAGTTGTTTTGAAATTAACTGTATGATTCCTGACTTACCACATCCTGGTTCACCATACATTAGAATCCCACGCTTATGAACAAAATTATATTCTCTATATTTGTCACGACGATCCCAAAAATTTTGGATATCCTTGAGGATATCTTGGATCTCATATGAAGGTAATTGGTATAACTCATCTGTTTTAAATGGTTGTTTTTTTATTGTGTTACAATTTAATTGTCTATTGTAAATGATTTCATAAATTCCAGCCGGAACTTTTGGGACGGATGTAAATGCGGGGGCAAATTCTTCGTCTTGTAAAGTTCCCCAACATGTTGGTGAATTAGTTGGTGTCTTTGTGTCATCGTTTTTAATAAATCTATTTCTTGTCATTTCTATATTATCCATTTCTTCAATCATTTTTAACTCTTCAATATAATCATCAATTTCGTTTTCTCTCATTGTATAATATTTTTTTAATTTTATGTTTCTGTTTCTGTTTCGTTTAATGATGTTCCAAGTATATATAATTCAAAAAATATGGTAATTACTATAGGGAAAAACCCACTAAATAACCACCAATTAAGTGGATTATAATCATTCTCAATCACTAACATTATGGAATACCACAAAAAGTTTTTTGAAAAGAATGCAAATTTGTTTAAATCTTGTTTCATTTTATTTAAATGTAATTAAAAAAGTGAACTAATCAATTCAATTTATTTATAGTTAAGTTTTTTAATTAGATCTATAAAAACATTTTGTTCTGTGTTGTGTTCACCCAAGTTATAGTTAGTTCGTTTACCTGATTGTGAACATATTGACATCATTAAAAATCCAAGTTCGGATATATAAAACCCAATAAGTTCATGTTCTTCAGAGTTTAAAATTAATTTAGGGGTGTTTTTTTTATTTTCCATTATCTTAATACGTATTAATTTTTTTTAATTTAATAGTAAGTAATAAAAGTGACTCCATCAATGGGAGTCACCTACATTATTTTTTTCACAGAATATACTATAATCAGGGTTGATCACTTTACCTACTTTGTGTCTATCACCAGTAACAGATTTAACAACAACACCTTCGTGTGGAACTTTGGTTCCCTCTATATTGTTATTGAATACGTATTTATCTTGTTTTTCTTTAGACCAAGTCCCCAAATAAAGAACCTCAACTCTTTGTAATCCCAAAGATTTGAAAACGTTCTTTTCATCGTAATAAGGTCGGTAATTACCATTTAACTCAACATCAAAACCAGCAAATTTAACATCAGTTAAACCATAATCATAATTTTTTTGTATACCATGACCATATATCTCACCATAGATGATTAACCCATCACCCAAATAGTCAGGACTACCATATGTCTTAACATAATCCCATAGTTTATCTTTTATTTTGTAATTATCTGCGATTGTTTTCCATACATCTGATTTGTAAAACCCTTGAGAGTCAGAACCTTTCTCTACGTTGTGAGATCCATAAACATATTCGTAGTTAGCCCATTTGTTTCCAAATAACTTTCTTACATAATCCCACAAGGATAATCTTTTCTTTTTAACGATACCATAACGAGCATTTGTTCCGTGAAGTTTACGAGTAAAAGTAACTATGTCTTCCTCGTTAAACATTTCAGGTACATTCTTTAAGTTGGGAAACTTGTAGTAAACATGGAAGTTAGGGTTTTGGTGGTATTTGAATTTTCTACCCCCACTTAACTGGACCATTTTAACTGGTGGTTCGTATTTAGTGACATTAAGTAAACCCATCATATCTTGTCCATCAACAAAACCATTGATAGATATTTCTGATTTAAATGTATATTTTAAAGATATGATTAAACACTCTGAGTAAACTCCACGAAGTTTAACAGTTCTAACTCTCTGACCCTTTCTTAAGTAACCAGTTACACCAATTAAGTCGGATAACTCAACAGGTATAACCGCATCGGTGGTCGCAACAACAACCAAATCATCAACTTTATATTCTCCTTTTTTAGTTATGGCATTCCAACCATTAACCATAACAAGTTCTATGTTATCTGCCCCTTCTATTGGCTTAACCTCTCCGATTGCACCAACATAACATACACTATTTAAATTTTCCATTTCTTATACTTTTTCAAATTCTTCTTTAACTAAATTTATTTCTTCATCCAACTTTTCAAGTTCTTTGATCATCATTTCTTTTATAATCTCTTTATCATATAATCCCACTTCACCTGGCGTTCGGAATTTACCTCCATACGTATAATTAATCTTAACCGCCAAACTACAAGATTTAAGTGCGGATTCCAATTTATGTTTCCGTGTTTTTAACCTTTCAAGGTTTTCTTTAACTTTTTTTGCTTGTTCAAATTTTTCTAATTCCATAATTTTATTTTTATACTGTATGTTCAATTTTAACTCTTACACAATTTTGTTCCATTCTATTCAAGTGTCGGTAATTGTTGATGTAACCCATCATGTTTCCACTACCCACCGCATTTGCTGAATGAACCACAACTTCAACAATATGTTTACCATCTAACCATTGATTCACTAACCACTTGGTGCAATCCATACCAGTTTTTTCTGTTATATTATCGTAATTGATGGTGTAGTTTTTTACAACGCCGTAGTGCCATTCTCTCATTGCACTATCACCCAAATCGTGATCCAATGAAATTAGTTCAATGTTCTCTAAACCAATTTCATTTATCTTACTAACAAATTCATCATAAGAACGAACAACCACCCAACTTGGATCTACCGGTGTACGAACATCATCTAGATAGATTTTTACTTTTGTCATAATTTTTTATTTTTTAATCTTCACCATCTTCTTCAGAATATTTTACCTTCATAGATCTTGGTTCAGTAAAATCCCATGTCTTACTTTCAAACCCTGTAACCCATTCATTAAGATCTTCTCTTGTCCAAATTGGCGCAAAAGAAGGGCGATATTTAAATGGTAAATTTTTACTTTCATCCCACTCATCAAGTCGTTGTGTTACATCATCAATAAAGTTTTTTTCTTTGTTGTATTTAACCCAGTCACGGTAATCATCTTCTGATTTAATAAACATAACGTCACCATAATTTTGAAACTCCATTTCAGGAAATTCTAAATTTGGATTGTTGGTATAAACATCAACAATACCATTGTCACCATAATATGAATCACAAAGTTCTTTTAAACCATATAAACTACTTGGTTTTTCTTCCCATACACTACCAAACTGACGAACAGAACAGATATACAAATACCCATCTTCATAGGAATGTATTTTTCCTTGAATTTCATTTCTTAATGAAATAAGTTCGTCCATTGTTAGTTTGTCTAAATTCATTTTGCGTATTTTCTTATTAGTTTGAATATCTCTGTAATATCAGTAAATTCAGATGGTGGACTATCGTTTCTACCTGGTAAAAATATTAATGTAAACCCGTGATTCCCTTCAAACTTTTCAGTAACTCTTTTACCACAGATCTCATCAATATAAACCCAAGGAAAGTTTCCTGATAGTTTTACATCAATACCGATTTTTTTTAATCTTTCTACAAATACCGTGATTTTATCACCAGTTAATTTTGTGCTTGTTTCTGTTTCCATATCTACATATGTTCCAAATTTAGTTTCTATTGTTTTCATAACAATTTATTATTTTAAAAATCTTCACCTAAAGATTTTATTTCATCCCTTAACTTGGCACACTCATCATAATTCTCTTTTTCAAGATTTAGTACCATAAATGCTTTTAACCATTGAATATACACATCTTTATCCATATGAAAATTGTCACCATTTTTTACATTAATTTCTATTTTATCTTCTTTTTCCATTCCACAAATATACATATTATTTTCTAATAATGTTTACTACTTCTATTATTAATTTAATTTTTCACCTATTCTAACTATACCTTCAACTCTTGCAATGTTATTTGAACAATCGTCATGAGTTTCTTTTACACCATTTTGGATGATGTCATCAACACCCCACTTAGCAGTACGCCGTAGTGTGCCAATAGTCTCTTTCACCCCATTTTGAATGGTGTTTTCAATTTTAGAATCTTGACTCATTATTGTACTTTTGGTAAGTTTCACCCCATTTTGAATGGTGTCTTCAACGTCAGAGTCATCAGGCCTCAATCCCTCCTCGGTGTGTTTCACCCCATTTTGAATGGTGTCTTCAACGCTGAGTAACTCTTTATATAATACACTAGAGATATCTTTCACTCCATTTTGAATAACGTCTTCAACATATTGGTCTTGATCGAAAAATGGGTCAAAAGCCTCTTCAACCTTTGGCATTCCCAAAAATCTTGACTCAAACCATTTTTGAATAAGGTCTTTATCTTCAACACAATCCAAACCAATTAACTCCATCTCATCTTTAAAGAAGTTATAGTTATACCATAGAGTTTGGTCTTTAGTGTATTCAACAACCCATTTCATCTCATTGGTAAAGATTAACCACAAACTATCGTTATGATTATATCTATCAACCCCTTGACTTGCATCGTCAAACAATTTAAAGATAATTTTTTCTAATTTTTTTCCTGTTGGGTTTATCATCTTAACACATATGAATGAATTACTATTACTAATTTACCATCGAATAATGCTCGGTCCGTTTGAATGTCAATATCCATCATACCCAAGTCTTCCTTGAGTCTATTAGCTTGAACTTCAACCTCGTGTTCAGCATCTTTTTCATTTTTGAAAAACCCAAAGTAGGAATCACAAGATCCAGTCTTATCACACACTCCGTAAATTACTTCTCTTTCTTTCATCTTTTTTTTAAATTATTATCATATACTTCTTAACAACCCTTTTTTATAATCCATGTAATCTTTCTCATACTTATATGGCCAAGCGATTAAATAAGTGTTTCTTTCACTCTTTGGATAAGTAAAAAGATTGTTTTTTAATTTTTTTTTAAGCTTTCTCGGTAATCTGAACTTTTTGTTTTTTTGATCCATAACATTCTAATTTTATATTTTTAACATTCCATAAATCTTTAACCCCTTCGGTCATATGACAATTATGTTTTTTACCAGTCCTTTGACCAAATTCAACAATCGTATCATTATGACGATTACGAATAACGTGGGGACATTCTTTGCATGGATTTATCATATAAGACAAAGATAATAAAATTTTTCTAATAAAAACAAAAACCCCCATTTTTTATTTGGGGGCTTTATATTCTTTTATTAAATATTTTAGAAATCCTAATTACCTTATAATTCTTTTTATACTTCCGTCCTCATAAATTTCTATAATTATTCCGGTTGCATTCTCATTAACCTCTTGACCCGCTAAATTAATTCTCTTAGCAATGATGTTTATTCTATCTCTATTGTTGATCGCTATTGGTCCAAATACCTCATCCACACCATCTATATCGTATTGATGTAATCTGTAGTAGTTGATAACTTGAGATACATCTTTATCTTCTAAACTATAATCTATTTTTTGAGTTGAGTTACCAGCAGATTGTACTTGTCCAATATCACTCCATTTAAAACCATCCACACTCTTTTCAATAATAAAGTGACTACTATTATGTTCAGACGCTGTTGACCAATATAACATATTTGAGTTAACTTGTTTCTTACCTTCAAACGATAACAATTCAATAGGTAATGCAGACATTCTAGTTACAGAAACATCTCTACATACACTTACTGTTCCACATAGTGAGTTTGTATTAACGTGTATGTATAAGGTATTATTGTTTGTCGGAGTAAAGGATAATGGTCCTAATCCAACAGCAACAACAGTTCCATTATATGCTCCACTTCTTACTGTTATCCAATCAGTTGCAACCGTAGTCATAGCAATATATGGTGTTCCTACCACGGCTCCACTCCAAGTTGAGTATTCACCAGCAAACTGACAAGGTACGGTAGTGTATGATATTCCACCAAATACAGGTAAACTTTGTGTTCCATACGAAATAGTATTAATGCATGGGCCTGGTGTTGGAGGGGCAACACAATTTACATTAATAGAAAAACTACTACTTGTACTATACCCATGAACTAATATATAGTAATTTGTTCCAACCACAGAAGACCATGAATATGAGGCTGATGAACTACCACAAGCAGGACCAAAATCATCATTACCCCCTACACAAGTTAGACTTCCGCACCCTACCCCTGAAAATACAGACATTTTACTATCCCATGCGGTAGCACAAAGATTTGCCGTCATAATTTGTCCGTTTCCTGGAATAACATACCAAACACCGGGTTGTGTTTGACTAACAGAACAAAATCCACCTTCACCCGTTCCAGAGTTAGTTGCGTTTACAGTAGTCCCTGATATTGACTGACCACAAGTAATAGATGTTGAATTACACACTAAATCATTTGATGGGGGTGGTGGTGCAGTACAAGTTAAACATTCAATATAATCTGTCCCACAAGAAGAAGCAGTTCCACAACTTGAATTTGTATTGTAATGAACGTAATAAGTCCCTGATATAGTAGCGGTCCATGTTAGTGGAGAAGGTCCTGAAGTAACCACAGTTCCTCCTGGTGTTGTGTGTCTTACTGTTATCCAACCACCTAAACTATAAGTTGATCTGTATTGTCTACCTGCAACAACACTATTAAATGTATTGTAATCCCCTTGAAAAGTGCATGTTCCAACTGAAAAAAAACCGGGAGTTGATGGCATTGTAGCCGTTAAATACGAATAGGTATTAGTACAAGGTCCCGGTGATACTGATGCACAACTTCCCGCCACTATATGACCTCCTGAAGTTGAGGTTCCAGCAAGTGGTTGAACGGTATTGATTATGGTAGATCCTGCTCCATTGATAACTCGTATACGCATTTCAGAAGGATATGATCCTGATGCCGTGCGGTACACTCGTATTGTTGCCCCCACTGCTGCAGAAAATGTAGAAGAAGTAGGTCCATATCCGGCGCAACTTAAATTAGATAAAACGGTTACTCCATTAACGGAAACGGCCACAGTTCCTCCGTTCCAACCATCGCCCCAAGTGTCGGTTCGTTGTATGGTATGTGAACATGATTGAGAAAATAAGAAAGATGAAAATAGGACAAAAAGTCCAACCAATATATTCTTCATAGTAAAAATAAATAAAATAAAATTATTTACTCTCTTGAAGAATCTTTTTAAGAAACCCCCATATTCCACGGGCAGGTTGAGTTCACTAATAAATACGAATACAATTGGGATTAGTGGTTAATAAATCCTCGTATTGAGCAAACTATGATTTTAGTTTATTATTTAAGATTCCAATTTTTGTATTTTGTTTCAATTTTTCTTTTTCCATATTTTTTTTCCATAATTTGTTGATGAAGTTCCCAATTGATGATTGATTCACTAACTTGTTCATCGTCTTTTGCCATAGCATATAATTTTGATATTTTCTTTAACATTTTATTTGCAACATATTGGAAGTTTTCAATTTCATCTTCAAAAAATTTGGTTGGATTTTTTTCGTATTTCATAACATATTTCAAAAACTTTTGTCTAATTGCATCTGTCTTTTGAATTCCCTCCAAATTTCCTTCCAACCCTGGAGGTAAAATGCCAAGTTGAGTTCCAAATTTTATAACATCATCCATCCCATGTTCCGTCATTGTCATAAACATTTGCATTCTATTATTAACTAAATCAATATAACTTACTTCTAATACTACATTAATTTTTTCATCTATTGTCATGTCGGATGGGTCATCACCAATGTGTTCAATAAGAGCATCTAATCTATCTTCACTTTCTTTTAATTGATTGATGAAGTCTTCAAATGTGAAGTTTTTAATTTCAACGAGTTCTTTATAAACCACATTATTTTCTAAAAATTCTTTGAATTGTGACTTTGTAATATTTTTTCTTTTTAATTTGTAAGCCACTTCAGTTGGCCTTACAAGATTTTCAATACCAGAAATATAATACAAGTATCTAAAAAAAACTCTATCAATTACCGGTATTCCAAAAATACCTCTTCTTTGTGTTGCTTGATATTCAGCGTCTTGACCAATTAAACCAAATTGTTTTGATTGTTTATCATATTTGTGTTTTATTTCATGAGCTAAAGATGCAACATGTTCGTCTTTGTCTTCTTCCATTTTTTCAATAAGACCTTCAGGTTTCCAATTTTCACCAACAGCAAATGTTATTGTTAATCCCAAAATTGTTGAAGGTTCGTTTTCTTTCATATAAACATCCCTATTAAATCCAAAAGCACCTCCCATTCCCATTGAGACAATATCTAAGACCCCTTCTTCATCTTCAATCTCCTCAATTTTTACTGTAAGAGTATATGAATCAATTTTGATTTTTTTCTTATCACCTAATTCAAATTCTAATTCACCATCAAAGTTATACTCATCTTGAATGTCTCTTATTGATTTGATGTCTCTTTCAACAATATCATATAACGTATCGGCAGCATCCAAAATATTATCAGGAACCCCTAAAGCTTCGTTAATTAAATTAAGTTGTGATTCTCTTATAATGATTTTCATATTTATAAATATATTGGAGTTATGGTTTAACCCACAAGATCAATAATAACATCTAAGTGGTGATCTCCATTCATCTCTGACTCAACACATCGTTTATCCATCATATGAACGATCTCACTTATACTATATGGATAAAGATTATTACCATCCATACCAACATCCATTTTTTTACCTTTACCAAATCTTTTATTTCTTGGTAGGTGTACGTGCCCATGAAGGTGAATAGAACCTTTATTTAGTTGGTTCCAACTTGATAATGGATAATGCGATAACACAAAATCAACACCACCAATATTAACCTCCAAGTAGTTTTGAATAGATAAAAATTTATCTTTGGTGTTCTCTCTATTTTTTTTTATGTTCTGATCGTGATTACCCAAAACAAGGTGAACGTTTTTACAAACCAAACGATCCAAAAATTGTCCTATCTTTTCAACACCACCAAAAGCCACGTCACCCAAGTGAATTAAAGTA